CCAGCAGAAAAGCCCGATCAACTTCGCAGATGGAGAGTACACCCAGGTATGGATGAGACAAAAACCATGATCAGCTACTATGTGGGCGAAGGAAAGAGCTTGGCTTACATCTTTGGGCTTGCTCTCTATGTGTGGGGGCTTCGGGGCGTGGATGATGATTTTGATGAGGCAACGAGTTACTTCGTGGAAGAAGTTTGCAACCTCAACGGTGGATACTACACGCCCAGGCTCCCCATGCTTGAAATCCAAGCATCCATGAAGGTCGAGAAAAATGGATGAGACAAAAACCGTAACAAGAGGAGGTCGCCATGTTGAAACCACTAGAGGTAATAATCCCGAATAGATTCAGGGACTTTGATGTGTACATGGAGTCCATGCAAGCAGATGGACACTGGGGAGGTCTACCCGCCAGAAAGGTAGGTGACAAGTATGAAATCGCCTGTGGCCACCATCGCCTGGAGGCTGCGAAGCGCCTGGGCATAGAGAAAATCTCACTCGATGTCCAGATCCGCTCAGATGCCCAGATGATCTCTATCATGATCAAGGAGAACATGACCCAGCGCGGCCATGAGAACTTCGGGGCCGTGCTTGACTCTGTGCGCGCACTCATCGTGCAAGTGGTCGAGGAAATCTTTCGCCTGCAGCGAACAGCAGGCACTTACGACAGTACAAAGGTGAGGACGCACATAGAATCTGGCCTTGGCGTAGGCAGGGAGGTCATACACAAGAAGGAAAGTAGCATATCGAGAAACGCTGCGGAGTTAACATTGAGAGTACTCAAAGCAACTGGGCATTATGCTTCTCTCATCGAGAAAGGAGGTGCGCCGCCAGAGATTGTAGCGAAGTACAACCAAGACCCTGTTACTAGCATAGAGGCCATGAGAATGTTTCATAAACCCTCTCAGGCTGCAGGATTTGTCGAAGGCATGGTCAATGCTAACGGCCTCAAAGTGTTCCCAATTGATCAACATGTAACAATGGTGCAGCAGTTATTTGAAAATGAATTGGACTTGCTGCCTGGATCTAAGATCAAAAGGCTCGTGATCAGGGGAGTACTAATGGGAGGGTGGCTTGAAACCATAAAGGTGCATGTCACCATGGAAGAATACCTCGCGAAGCTGGAAAAGAGAGTATTGAGCTTGGCCTATCAATATCAGACGGCAGCGGAAAAGCTGAACGAGTATGCTGGCACTATTCCTCACCGAGACAAATTGGCTGAAGCAATCCATGGCTTGAAACAGTCCATTGAGTTGTTTGAAAAACATCTTGGCTAAGGCAGTCAGGCATTGAAAAAGGAGTGAAAATGACGGTTGAAAAAAGAGAAGACTATCACGTTATTGCCATGAAATTCCATGATGATTTCAATATCACAGATCGGCTGCAATTGCCGAAGAAAGATCTTGGCCGCACTATCTCCAGAAAACAGCTAGACCGCTGGCTCATGGATAACGATTTGGTGGCCTACCATGAAGACGATGCTGGAGAAAGAAAGGCTAATCGTAACGATCTGAATGTCGCAGGGGCAACGGTGCGGAAGGAAATCATCAAGGCCCAGGCTGAAACGCAATATGTCAACTCCCACTGCCTACCCTTTGCGCTGGATGTGGGAAAGAAGGGCGAGGTGTACACGGTTTGCAACTACTCTGATTGGGTCGATGAGAGGTTGGAAAATGTTCACGTTAAACGCCAAAACCGCTTCAAAAGAGAGGGGAAACAATTGATGCAAGATGTCGAGCGAGTGGCTGCTATCGGTGAGATGACTCCACTGATGGAACATCGCAAAACTACAACGAAATTGGCGACTGAAATGTTTGTTGATCTCGCTGGGGCCATGCATAATACGGTTAAAAAACAATTCAAAGCCTTTGCCGATGCGCTGAAAGCCATCGAAATGCCCCCCACCCCATTGCTAGAAGGGCAAGGGGTATCCCCTCCACCAGGAGATGGGGAGGGCCAAGAAGAGTCTCGCGACACAGATCCATTCTTCGCGGATCAGACAACGCATGAGGAATCAGAGGAACCACCCGAAACACCAGAGGCCGTGTAAGGGCGACCTCCCTTCTGGCCCCCCTTCGGGGGGGCCACGGCCACCCGATAGGCTATGCTGAAAATCGACTACTGCAAGGGCTGCAAGGCTCCCATTGTCTGGGTGAGAACTGAGGCTGGCAAAAACATGCCCTGTGAGCCGAAGAAGGTGACCTTCATCACCACCGATGGGAAAACCCTCTGGGGCTATGAGACTCACTGGGGTAACTGCCCGAAAAGGAAGAGATTTCGTGGGAGTAAACAGGACGCTGCATCGCAAAAGGGAGAGGCGTAGCGGGTTCCCCCCACGCCAGGGAACCAACTTCGGCCCCCAGGCCAGGGCAAGGCGGCAGAAGAAAAAACGAATGCGTAGGAGGCGAAAATTGCGAAGGAAAACCATCCGAAGCATGTTGTTCGCACTCATGTTGTTCTCAGCCCTGACCACCCTGACCAAGGCAGATCCACCGGAACAACTCGATCCCAAACTCTACGGCACCGTAACTTTGATCTGGGATGCGGTGATCCATCCCGATCTTGGCGGTTACAAGATCTGGATCGGAGATAGGAGCGGCTACCCCGATGGCCATCAGCCTGGAGAACCACCAGAGGGAGTTGAAAGGGACTATTCCAGCTTTGTCTCCACCGATGTGCAAAACGTGACAACCTACACCTACGCTGGCCTCGACAAGCGAACCCGCTACTACTTCGTTGCCACGGCCTACTCTGTCCCAATGGGAGATCCTCCCCAGGTGGAGGAGAGTGATTTCTCAAACGAAGTACACACTGATTGGACTGATCCAAGCAAGGTTTTGGTGCTAAGAATAACAGGGGATTCTGTTACTCGCTCTCAGATGGCAAAGATAGCAGTTCAGGCGAAACATGGTATGTCCTTTGTCCCACCCCCTGCCACCGGAACGGTGTTTGCCGATGTGCCGACTGACTACCCCCTGGCAGCATGGATCGAGCAGATGTATCGGGATGGGATAACGGGTGGATGCTCTCAGACACCACTGAAGTTTTGCCCTGATAAAGCAGTTAATAGGGCAATGACGGCAGTTTTCCTTCTGAGGGTTAAACATGGAGGGACTTACACACCCCCTACTCCCACTGGCATATTTGCAGATGTAGATGTGAATAAATGGCACGCACTTTGGGCAGAACAGGCCTACCGAGAAGGTCTAATGCAACCCTGTGGAACTGATCCTTTGAGGTTCTGTCCCTTGAAGCTAGAAACTCGACCGGAGGTTGATAGACTTTTTAATGTAATGTTTTGAGAAAGGAGAAGCCATGAGCAAGAGGTATTACCCAGTGTTAGGCGATTGCTGGATCTGCAAGGCCAGGGGAGAGGAAATAAGGCTTTGTGGTGACTACGCTGTGACGCTTTGCGCTATCCACCGAAACGATTGGAAAGAGTACGCACACGGTATACCCACGATCAATGATTATCTCAGGGCTGCTGGCACGGTGGATTATTACAACAGGTGTATGGCTGGTCACATGGACGTTCATGAGGAGACTTATCTCGATGCCCAAAGAGAAGCGAAAGAATGGAGTCGAAAAGCCTTCGGGATCGCCAAAAGATGGGTAGCGAAAGCCCAGGCTGCGTGGGAGAAGACGCACAAGGAGGATGACTGAATGCCCTGGATCTACATTTTTGATGACTGTTCAGTGTGTAATGCCACCGGCAAATGCCCTGGCATGGTCGATGGCAAGATGATCATAGATGCCACTTGCGACATGTGCGAGGGCAAGGGCCGCAAACCCTCTTCTATGAGCTTCTACCTGCCAGCGACACTACTTTACCCTGGCGGCGTAAACGAGGAGATGGCAGCGCCATGATCGAAGAATTGGAAAAAATGATGAAGTTTGAGGGACTTAGCGAGGAGCAACTGCAAGCTGTGCCTGAGATTATCAAACAGTGCTACAGGCTGGTTCTGGTGGCCTGTGCCTTCTCAACCATGGATGAGATCTTCGGGGCGCATTTCAATGCGCTGCAGGATCAGTTGAAATGGTTCTCTGAAGAGTGCTACCTGAAGGCATTTGAGCTAGGAAACGATATCTTCATGCGCCGCATGAAGGAGGGGCAAGGCTGATGTATCTCTGGTTCTACAGGAGGCAGGATCGATACCAGACCTGGAAGTGGTTCTTTCTGACCGGCTGGGCTATCTGTATGCAAAGTGCCTGGAAACATGTCAGGCGCAGGAACCCACCCTGGATGATCTGGTGGAGCCTGAAGAGCGCAAGTCTCTGCCTCTACTACGCTGTAAAGACAAGGAAAATGCATGGTAGAAAAATATGGATCTATAAAACAGTTCAGTGATGAGGAGCTTGAGGCCGAAGTCAAACGCAGGGCCGATGAGAAAGCCAAGCGTGAGATCCCAAAGGTGAACATGGAGGTCACGGCAGCGATGTTGCACCCCCTGGCTGATCTCTGTGCTTCTTACATCGAGCAGTTAGCCGAGGATGAACCTTATGCCGATGAGAAGCTGAAAGACTACATTTTTGAAGCTGCAATTGAACTCTTCTACGGAAAGGACGTTTGGAAATGGGTGAATCCGAGACTGCAGTGAAACTGGGCGTGGGTGAAGGCAAATACGAGCATCTGGAGCGGGTGGCCAACAAGTACATCGATGCCAAGATCACCATGACCGAGTGTATGCAGCAACATTTCCGGCAACTTTGCACAAAATGCCGCGAGTATGGTAGGTGTGGGGTCTACCGGCAATATTTCCACGCCTGGATGGAACTCCAGAAAGCAGTCGGGAGGGCCAGGAGATGACAACGAAAATGAGCAATGAGGTCTACGACTCACAGCCGGAAGATTGGAAGCTTGGCTTTTTGGCTGGCGTACATTTTGCCACAGAAGTCATGGAAGAGTCTCTGGCAGATGTCAAGAAGACCATCCTTGAGGAGATCGTAAAAATCAAACAAGGAGGCACCCCAGATGACACAAGTAAGCATGAGCCAAGATGAGTTGAATGCCGCATTGACCAATATGAACATCCAGGGCTACCTGCGGGGCATCCGACACATGTCCAGCCAGTTGGCCGAGATTGTTAGGAGCCTGGAGGCAAGTTGTCAGGAAATTGAGCGACAGTATAATCTCAGAAAACAGAAGGGGGATGATTCATGAAATACTTCCAAGTAGTGTGGGATAAGCGGTTGGGCAAACAGGAACGATTTGAGGCAGATGAATATGAATGGGCAAAGACCGGCTCCATCGTCAAACTCATCAAAGACGATAGAACCGTAGCCTTGGTTTCCAATTTTCAATCGATTACGATCATTTATCCCCCTGGAGAGGAATAGCATCATGCCTATCTTCAAGTGGATCAGTAATTTGTACACGAGACTCCACATTGCCAGGGGGAACATGACCTACTGGCAATGCACCAAGTGCGATTTTGGTTTCTTCGGGAGCCTGGACGGCACCACATGAGCCGGTGCATATCCGGAGCTTCTGTATGGAGCTTGCAATCACCATTTCGTGAAACGCCAAGATCTGGCCGAGGAGTGGGCAAGTGGCAAGTCGGGTGGCCGACCTTGAGCGATGGTGGGACGAGGAGATCGGCAAAACATGGCTAGGACAAACTGGCATAGGAGAGGAGCTAGTGATGACAATGGCAGGAGGACAACCAGAAACAGCGAGACAACCAAAACACTCCGAGATCCTTCTCTCGATCTATCACCTGAGATGTATCGTTGATAGGTATGAGAGTTTTCTGGAAGAAATCAGGGAGGTGGAGGATCAGCGGAAAATAGATAAACACGCAGTTCCTGACGGCCCCGAACACATGGCTTTGGCCCAGTTCATGGTCGAGGGGGGATTGCGGATTCAGAAGGAAACTGAGCGGCTTGATCAAATACTGCACCAGATCAGAGAAATAATCCTTTGAACGAAAACGAGCTTACCAACGAGATCGTAAAACTACTCAGGCGCTGTGGGGTCTGGTGCTACCGGACGCACCGTCCGATATTCCCCCCACCCCCAGAAAATGCCGGTATCGCTGACATTGCCGGTATCTACGATTTCCGGCCCCTCTACATCGAAGTGAAGGGGCCGCGCACCAAGATCAAACCCGAACAGATAACCTTTGGCGAGAACGTGAAAGAGCGTGGCGGGATCTGGTTCATCGCGCAGTCTTTTGAAGACGTTATCAGGGAGTTGGATCTGCCGGTGCTTTTTTAGGAACTTTGCTGTATGGGAAAAAAGAAGAAGAAAAATCCCTCCAAAAAACAGAAACATAAGAAGAAACAACGCAAACTGAAAAAACGTAAAGGCCGCGGGGGGAGGTGATACGAGTGCCGAGTAAGACAGCCGAGGAACTGCCAACTATCGTGAATTACGCCATGACCACATCTCAAGCCCTGGATCATTCATCCGGCGACATGCTGGGGCAATCAACCTACGTTATGGGACGCAGACCGCAGTTCCAATATCCCACAGTGGAACCCTGGCCAAAGGTGGATCTTGACCTGGAGGCCGAATATAGACACATGCCTGACCGTGGCGAGGACTACTACGAGGAGGAGGAGATGGCCAAGAAATCGACCAAGAGGATGCTCAGAATCGTGAAAATTTACATCGCAGACAGACATCCTGATGTACCCCTGGAGGAGGCAATGCTCTACAAGTCTCCGGAGGAATTTGTCACTGATATGGACAACCAGGAGCTTTTCTACACGATCCCGATCATGGAGGTGCTTGAAGATCACAACGCTAAACGTGTAACATGGCTAGATAAAGAGGCCACACGAATGGCTGGCAGGGACGTTATGCTGGAGCCGATCCGCACCAAAGATCTCGATATGGTGGTGACGGATCACGCAGACTTTGACAGATAGGAGATTGCCATGCTTGAGATCCTGGGAATGCTGTTCCTGCTGGAGTATCTCTACAGCTATGCAGCAAGAGAGTGTGTGTGTCAGTGCGCGAGAGAGCGCAACTATGAGGACGGTATCGGCCACTCCACAGGCGCTCTTGGAAATAGCACAGGAGCCATGTATGGGTCAACCGGAGGAGTCAACTACAGTTACTGACAAGGAGGTTTGTTATGGAACATGAGGACAATCTGAAGGCTGGAATCGCACTGCTGAAGAAGATCCCCCTGAACATGCTCACCGAAGATGCCCAGGCACTGTTTACCAAGGGTATCGAGATGATTGAGGTCTGGGCGGCTGAAGGGGAAAGCGGCATGACTGAGGATCAGAAACAGGATGCCATCATCGCAATGAAAGAGGCCGAACAGTACGCTGAAGTCGATCCTAGGGAGGAAGGTGGCACCCTCCATGCCGAGGACGCTCACAGTACCGTTGATGACCAGATGGAGGCAGACCTTGAGGAGGCTACCAAGAAGGCTCTAGAGGAGGAGTAAACAAAAGAGAAAAGCCGGTCTGGCGCAACCGGCTATCCCCTACAAGGCATTGAGTGTTGAACAGCAATCTGGCTAGGAGCTATGCGAATACTCTCAAATGCCAGTGGGGGATGTCAAGTGAAACCTAAATCCAACCTACCACCGAAAGCTGTCCGGAAACTCCAATTAGACGATCCCAAACGAATTGAAGCCGAATATCTCGATGTCGAGCGCCTCGATGGAGCCAAGGGAATTTCCAAGTTCCTGGGCATCAGTGTAAGCGTTTTCTATGACAAGCTCCGCTGGGATATGGAGGCTGCAGGGATAATCTTCTACCGGCCAAAACGATCAAAACTACCACAGCAACTGTTCACCTACAAACGGCTGGTGATGAACTACATGATCAAGCGGAAAAGGATCTGATTTGACAAAGTGGTCATTTTTCTGAGATCCTAATACTATGGCCAAGAAAAAGAATCTACCACCCACTACAACACCAGAAGAGATGTGCGCGGAGGTAATGGAATCCTATGAGGCGGCGGCACGGCGTAAGGGTATTGATGAGGACATGTTGGCCAGGAAAGGCAAGGCTGAACTCAATGCGAAGCTCGTAAAAGTCCACAAGGTTCCAGGGGAGTTGAGAGCAGACAGCCCCGATCTTCCCAGAGGCTACAGGATTCTGGGAGTTTTCGTGGATGACGAGGACGGCACCACGACCTTGATTGAACAGTCCATGCCCGATTTCACAATTAGACAGAAAGGGAGAGAAAGTCAACACAGGCTCTATGATCACTTCCCAGCCGAAAGACGCATCAATGAGCATCGGAGCATCACATTTATCAGCATGATGCCGGAGCCTGACCCACCGCCCGAAGAGGATGACCCCAATGCGCGGATCTCTGGAACTGAGCATCTACTGGAATGAATACGGCGCAGCGGTTTGAATTTGAGTCTGAGTACGAACCTCAGCCAAAACAAGCCATCCTCCACAGATGCCCAGCAAATGAGATCCTTTATGGCGGGGCCGCTGGCCCTGGCAAGTCTCATGCGCTGCGGCAAGAAGCTCTCTATTGGGCTACCAGAATCGATGGCTTGAATGTCTATCTTTTCCGCAGAACCTACCCAGAATTGGAAAAAAACCACATTCTGCCTTCCCTGGCAGAATTCCCTATTGGATATGCTCGATATCGTGACCAGAAAAGGCGCTGGGAATTCCCTAATGGTTCAATTATCCACATGTGTCACTCCCAACACGAGAAGGACATTTTCCAGTACCAGGGAGCGGAAGTCCATCTTCTCCTCATCGATGAATTAACGACATTTACAGAATTTATGTACGACTACATCAGGGCGCGTGTGCGTTGCACCCTGGAGATCCCAGAAGAATGGAATCACCGTATCCCAGGTATCATCTGCGCCTCAAACCCTGGAGGCATCGGCCATGAGTTCGTCAAAAGACGCTGGGTGGATTACGTTGAGCCTTATGCGTTCCGTAGAGCATCCTCTCGCGAGGGCGGTATGCTCCGCAGCTACATCCCAGGTCTGCTTGAGGACAACAAAATCCTCATGGAGCGCGATCCCGACTACATCAAACGATTGGACGGCCTCCCAGAACCATTCCGCACTGCCTACAAGGAGGGCAACTGGGATATCTTTGTAGGCCAGATGTTCTATTTTCAACGCGATCACCACGTTTGTGCGCCGCTTCCGATCCCTGACAATGCCCAAGTCTACATGACCTTCGATTGGGGCTTCGGGAAGCCGTATTCCTGCGGTTGGTGGTGGGCTGATGCCGATGGTAGGCTCTACAGGTTTGGTGAGCTTTACGGCTGGAATGGCACCGTTAACGAGGGGATTAGACAGACTGACAGCCAGATAGCCGAGTCCATCATCGAGCGCGAGATCGAGTTGGGTCTGAGACACATAAACAAGACACCCACCCGAAAGGTCTTGAGGCTGGCCGGTCATGATTGCTGGGCCAAGAAACCCGACTACAAAGGCGGTGGCCAGGGGCCGACCACCATGGAGGTCTTCGCCAGATACAATCTCTATTTTTCCAAAGGAGATCCCACCCGCACGTTAAAGATACGGCAATTCCACGAGCGCCTTCGCATACCAGATGAAGGCCGACCAATGGTGCAAATTTACAACACCTGCAAGCACTTCATCCGCACCATTCCCTTACTACAGGCCAATTCCAATGATATCGAGGATGTGGACACCGACATGGAAGACCATGTCTACGATGAAGCGTGTCACATCTTCATGGCGCGGCCAATCACGCCGAGAATCAAACCGAAACCGCAATCGAGCTACGAGAAGCGCATCGACAATCTGTACAAGGGCGGCGCGGATAGCTACGAGCGCATGGCCATCTACGAGCAGGAAACCACTATGGAACATCTCCAGCCAGGGGCCGTGGAGTCCCTGGATGCAGAAGAGTACGAAGATGGGATGATGTTCTCAACGATGGGAGAGTAACCATGTCACTGACCAGACGATTGTGGGAGCAGTTTGGCAAACTGGGCGCTGGGGGGTATTCCAAGCGCAAGTGGCAACCTAGCGACACTGGGGGGGAATTTCGTTACTACGGTAGAAACCTGCCAGCAAGCGGGAGGTATTCTGGAACCCCTGGCAGCAAGCGAGACATCTACGACATGTTCCCCAAGTATGTCTCAGATGCCGATGTTAAAGATTACACCACTGAGCAGAAGATGCTCGATAGGGGAATGCGGCGCTTCATGATTGCGAGAGGTCAGCCAGGAATGGGGCCGAGAGATCCCAAAACCGGCAAAGCCACCCCTGGCGCAATCTACCAGTACAGCAGACCATATTCCCCATTCCGAGGGTTTCGCGGCAAGTACTCAGCCTGGAGGTAGACGATGGCAACATTGGCAGATTTTCCCAATCTGTATTGGCAAAGGTCAAAAACACAGCAACCCAATGAAGCCCTCAAGCGAAAGCGGAACCGGCGACTTACCCAAGCCTACGCGAGTGGTCACTTCGGGCAGAATATCCAGCGCGGTCAAGACGCTGGTGGTGCAATTAACCCCATGAGATGGCAACCCTTCTTGCTCCGAACCGGATCTAAGTGGGACAGGGAGGAGCCTGTGTAAGGAACATTAGAGATGTACGATCCGACACTCGATGAAGAAGAAGATAGCCCTCCTGCGACAGGGAAGGCTACTGATGATAGCCCTGGTGGGGGGTTCAGGATGAAGGTTCACAAGCAAGAAATAAAACGGCTGAGACTGCAGCAAGCACAGTACCACATGACACAAGGGCGACATGCTCACCTTGATCTTGCTGGAGGACGCAGGGCATCTGTGTTCCTGGGTCAGCGATTGGAGGATTATTGATGCCACTTGGCGTGTTCAACCCTGAAGGCAGGGGCTACGACTACACCTCTGCCAGGAAATACGGCCTGAAAGCCATGGGATACCCCCCGCACTGGCCCAGTAGAGTTCCGCAGACCGGCCTGATCCTCAAGGGCCGGAAGCATAAGACTTGGGCCATGACCGCAGCAGGGGAGGAGGCAAAAGGCTACAAGATCACGAGGCGAAACAACCGCTACTACTCATTCAGACGACCTGGAGGGGTATGATGCCAAAAACGGTATGGGATTGGGACTTCGAACGGTGGGAAGCCGCTAGGCAGACTACGCCAAGGGTTGACCCCAGATTCCATCATCGGCAGAAAAGGCTTAACCAAGCAAGATTATGGCAGATATGAACGCAGAAGTTGTCAGGATGCTTGCCGATCTGGTGGATGCTTTAGCTGGCGTTGCCATCGGTTTTGTGGGTATCCTGCTTGGCTACTGGATGGGCAGAAACAGCGCAGAACGGCCCTTTGTCCAGAATACACAACCGGCCCAGGCTGACCAGGGATCTACCGAGGAGCCTGGAGGCGATATCTTCACAGAGGCCATGGTCGAGCCGCCTGAGAAAGAAGAGAAAGGAATTCCGACTATCATCGGAGATAAGAGATTGCCATGAGTAAACACCAGCTTATGTGTGAGATCTGCCGCCAGACCATTGGCATGTTTCACACAGAGGATATTGCAGAACCCATCAAGGGAGCCATGTTTCAATCCAAAGATCCGAGACATGGCTTCCCCCCTCCCTTCCTCTCCCCAGCCCTGGAATGGGAGGATATGAAGTGTCCCTACTGCGGCCACCGGCCATTTCAGGCGCGAGGCTACATCATGACAGAGCGCGGATACTGGTCAATTGAGAGCGATAAATACGTTGACCCCCCACGCGCAGGGCTGGATGAAAGGGCGCTGGCTGAGAAGATGATGCATGAGCGCCCAGATCGGGACTACGATGCCGATATCAGGGCCAGGATTGATGCCGACAGGGCCGGATCGGTGGTTGACTATGATCCCACCGATCAGGCTCCTACCGAACCGGCACCGCCCACTGAGGCAATCCCCCTGAATTACGGCCCCGATGTGGCAGAGGAATATGGTGGGACGCTCGACCCAGGCCCAAAATACAAGGACATGACACCGGAGGAGAAGAAGGCAGAAATCGCACGGCGCATAGAGATAGATGCCCAGCAGGAGGCAGAAGATGGCGACAGTGGATCTCAAGGGAACGGCACCGGCTCCGGACAAGCATCTGCAGCTAACGAGTGAGTTGCTCCCCGCAGAGGGGGATCTCCAGGTTGGCTACAGAGTATTTGAATTACTGGAAAAGGTCATCAGTTTCAAAAATGAGTTGGGCCTCGCAGCCAAGTGGAACCGGCACTATGAGCTTTCCAAAAATAAACATTGGAAGCAGGATTCCAAAAAGGCCACACTTATCACCGCGAATCTCCTTTTCGCACACCGCAGCCGCACCGTAAACACCCTCACCGACAACAACCCCACCTTCAACATCCAGCACATTGGCGAGACAGACGAGACAAAGGAGGAGATCCTCTTAAATCTCCTACGCACCTCTGAATTCTGGTGGGGTGACCAGGAGCAGCAGGGAGTGCTGGAGCAGAGTATCCAAAACGGTGAGACATATGGCTGCACGATTGAAAAGGTAATCTTCAACGAGGAGCTTGAGTACGGCATAGGCGAGGTCGAAACCGTCCTGGTTCCAGGCTATCACTTCGGCATGTACCCAGTGAAATGCATGGATGTCCAGAAAGCGGAGGCTGTGTTCCATTTCTGGCCCATGTCGGTCAGAGAGGCCCGAAGAAGGTGGCCGGAGGTGGCAGAGCATATCACCAGTGATAAGCAACTCTTGGATGAGTTGGGTGATGAAAGGATCGAGGTTAGCGCCAATACTCGCGGCAAGCTCAAAGGGTATTTCTCAACGATCTCAGGCGTTGTGAAAAACATGCTCAATGTGACCGGCGAGAGCCACGGTGAAGATGACGAGCTACTGGTGGTCGAATGCTGGGCCAAAGACTACACCAGGGAGACTGACGGCGTGAAATCCTGGGACAAATACCCTGGCAACATCAGGTGCGTAACCACCCTGAATGGCGGCAAGATCGTCTGCTCTGACCGGCCCAACCCTTCCATCAACCCCAATCTGCCACCCAGAGAAGCCAGAAACACCTACCTTTTCGACAAGTATCCGTTTTCCTTCACCCAATCAGTTACAGACACCGCGAATCCATGGGGGATGAGTGACTATGAACAGCTACAGGGACTCCAAATCGAACTCAACAAAACTCTCTCTCAGTTCACTCTCATCAAAGATAAACTCTCTAGGCTTAAAATCAAAAACCCCCAGGACAGTGGGGTTGATAATTCCGAGTTCACGAATGCTCCAGGCATCATTAACCCAGCTAACGCCATGGTCAGTGAAGCGATCAAGTACATGGATCTCCCCAATGTACCCTTTCAAGATCTATCTGCGGCCTTGGGCATTTACAAGGATTTCTTCTACCTCGTAGCTGGCACCTTTGAGCTTGAACAGGCCCAGACCCCAGGCCGCGAGGTCATCGCTTACAAGGCGATTGCCACCCTCTTGGAGAGGGCCGCGACCATGATGCGCGGCAAAATCCGCTCGTACTCCAAGATGATCCGAATGCGTGGCCGCATGTACCTCTCGCATGTCATGAACTGGTACACCACTGAACGCTGGATCTCCTACGAGATCGAAGGCGAAGAGATGACCACAGCGATCAGGGGAACCAAGATGGTCATCCCCTCCAAGCTCAATGTGATCTCAGGCTCCACGCTCCCGCGTAGCAAGATTGCAGAGCGCGAGGAGGCCATGGAACTCTACGGCCAGCAAGCCATCGACAACCAGGAGCTTCTCAAGAAACTGGAGTGGCCCAACTGGCGGGAGGTGATCAAGCGGATGCAACTGGGGCCGCTGGGGGATCTCTTGGAGAAGCTGGAGAAGATAGGCACCCCGCCACCGTTGATCGAATTCATGGCAGAGGCCCAGCAGATCGATATGAAAGATTTTGATTTTATGCTTGAGCGCGGCCAGATCCCTACGATACAACAACTCCTGACTCCGGAAGATATGCAGCAGCAGATTCCACCAACCGATCAGGCCGAGGTCGAGAAAACCATGGCCGAAGTGCAGAAGATCTTTGCCGAAATCGCACTCACCCAGGAGAAGGCCAGAACAGAACAGGTCGAGCAAGCAGTGAAACTGGCCGGTGTGGAGTTTGATCAGGAGAAATTGCGTATCGAGAAAGCCAAGGTGGCCGGAGATATCAGGGCCACCGAGGAGGAACTTAAACTCAAGGAAAAAGACATCGATACTACCCTTGAAGCAGCCAAGATCAAGGGTGGCAACGGTGATGCCACCAAAACCGCCAAGAAGCGTGAGCAGGGGCCGCACATAGAAAAGGGACTCAAATCAGACAATGAGTAACCTCATTCACCTCCTGAAACCTATCGCCCTTGAAAGGGCCGCTCTGGTTGACCTGGGCCGCATCCTGGTGGCCACTGCCACGGTTGAGTTTATCGATGCCACCAGGGTAATGGTCACCTTGAGTGAGGGAGGGGAAGTTAGGCGCTCCCGCGAGATGAAGAAAGGAGACAACCTGGAAATCGCCCTTGAGGTTTTCTTGAGGAACAAGTAATGGTCTGTGAATCCATCTTGTATCTTTCGATAATCTATTTGGGATTGGGACTATGCTGGTGGTACGTCATATTGCTGGCAGTAGAGAAACCGAGGCCGAAACTTGTCTGCTACCTGTGGTGGCCATTGCTGCTGTGGCGACCAGAGATCTTCGCAATCTATTGAGATGCCGCCACAACATGGTTGAGTCCTGGTGTGCCATTTGTCTGGGCTATCCGATTATGGGAGATGGCCTGGATCTGGAAGTAATTTTGTCTGGAGTTACATATGCCTATCTCAGGTTTTGACAGGAAATCATAGTAGCCTCCATCAAAGTGAGCGCAGAAAGGTTAAGAATGCCCATCTATGACTATTTGTGTCAAGACAAAAGCTGCGGTGCGATTACCGAGAGATATGCGGGACTTGAAGATGAGATTCTGGCTTGTGAGCAGTGCGCGTCCGATGCCTATCGCATTATCTCTGTGTCGGGTCAATATTGCGCTAATGAAGATGCTGCCTGGATCAAATCCGTTCTTGAGGTGGTGGACAAAGATCCTTCTAAGCCACATTGCGTTGAGTTTCGTAAAAATCCTACGCGATCAAACTGGAAAGCGTGGATGAAAGGGGAAGGCATCAGGCCAGCCGGAGATACTTACCATGGTGGCCCGATGACGGCGCAGAAGCCACCAGAGCCGGACATGAGCCGAGTGCATAAAGAAGTGTGGGAAAAACACAGGAAACGCACGAGAATCGAGATCTAATCCACATACTTATCGGGCGTGAGGAGGGCGATAGGGATGTTGAGCTTAGAAATCTCCCAATCGATTTGGCGTGGCTCCTAATTCGCAACGCCAATGGGAATAGCGAGGTACTGAGAGATGCCATTCGGTGTGGTCAGGCGGGGCAGCAAGTACGCTGTGGTATCCCCTCATGGCACCAAGGGAACGCACAGCAGCCGAGGACAGGCCGAAGCTCAAAAAAAAGCCATCGAGATGAACTACTATGGCAAGCAGAAGGGAAGATCCCACCGCCGCAAGCGAAGGCGCAAGCGTCTGGCCCAAGCTGGACGGCGAAGGGGGTGAGAGGTGAGTTGTCTGGATTATCTCTTGAAGCCAGTTGCCACCGTGCCGTGACTCCTGAAGAGATTCGCAAACGAGCGAAAGAGATCTGTGAAAATTGAAATCGAGATTCCTGAGTGGGCGCAAGACCGGAACATTTTGGTCTTGGCAGGATTTGAGTTCATCGGCTGCATTCCCTTGAAGAAGGGGAATAGCAATTATCTCATGAAAACAGAAAGGTGTGGCCGGTGCGGCGAATGCTGCAAAATGCCGTATCTCGCGAACCTCAAGCTTCCGCTCAAGGAAAATGGTGAATGCGAGTTCCTGACCCAGGAGGATGGCCTCTTCTCCTGCGGCCTGGGTTCAACCAAGCCGCTTGCCTGTGTCTGTGGGGAGCCGAAAGCCCCAGGATGCAAAACGAATTGGGAGACTTATCATGGAGGAAATGACCATCCGGATACCGGATTGGGCGAAGAAACATAACCTGTTCCTGTTTCATGGCATGGAGCTTGTGGCGGTCAAAAGGCCAACTGGGGAATGGGTACTCAAGGATAATCGCTGTTCTCGATGTGGCTCTTGCTGTGCGGATCGGCATCTGGGAAACCTTCCCATGCCAAGAAATGAGCAGGGCTTTTGCATGTTCCTTTCTCATGAGGACGGCAAGCCATTCTGCTCGTGGAAACAAGCGCGCCCCTTTGCTTGCTGCATCGGGGAGCCGAAATTTGAGCCGAATTGCACAGTGACCTGGAGGCATATGTACGATGTTGAATCCCCCGAAGATCAAAGGGCTGAGTGACAGGGAATACGAGCTTGTTGAGCAGGTACTCGACTACATCCCTTATTTCTTCAACCAACCGCGAGTCTTGTACATCGGAGCCAATCGGGACGAGTTTCTATTCCACCAGTACTTCCGACAGGCGAATAAGGTTTTTAGGGAGAAGGTTGTCAGCCTCATGGCTTTCCCCCCAAGGGTCGATGTGATGGAGATTGATCGTGAGCGCTGCATGGATATTAAAAGGCTCCATGGGGATTGGCTGAATGCGGTGCTGCAGGGCGATGTCACCGAGATCAGTTATGTGCCGAATCTGAAGAAATACTATGAGTTGATCGTCTGGGCCTATGGCCCCTCAGTTGTCCCGCGAGAACAGGTTTGGGCTGCGATTTACAACCTGGAACTCATGGGGGGTATCATCGTTCTCATGACCCCTTGGGGGAAATACCAGTACCCCGACAATGTGGACGTTCATCCCCTCGATAAAAACATCACCGAGTTTCGCCCAATCGAGTTCTTGCGGCGCGGCTATGCCGTGCATTGCATGGGAGAAAGAGACACCAGGGGCAGCAACCTCATGGCATGGAAAGTCCTTTACCGAGAAGACAAGGAGGGTTGGATATGAAAAAACGACACAGAGTACTGGCATTCGCAATCGCATTGGTTTTCTTCCTCACATCACCAGCTTTCGCATTCACTTGGGTCACCGCCAATCAAGCAACCGTCCAGTGGGATGCTGTTACAACCGATGTTGACGGCGATCCACTGACAGCAGGGACTCATGCGGAGTACAAGGTATTTCTAGTGAACAAAATTACTGACCCAGGTAAGACGAATCCAGCAGAGGTCGTACAGACCGATTTGCTTGAGTTTACGATCACACTCAACACCAAGGGCCAATATCTTGTGGGAGTCAAAACGGTTCAAATTGAGGACTCTACTGGTGACCTATTGGCTGAGAGCGCAATGTCATGGTCAGATATCCCTGCCGACTGCCAAGGTGGAGTCGATTTTGGGCTAAGGTTCTTTGCCGCCCTGCAAAAGACGCTTATCGGGCCGAAACCGTAGTCTGTACGATAACCTGGAAGGTGAAGAACCGCTAACGAAAATGGGCAACGACATACTCCAGAAACTGTCTGAATATTTGGTGAATTTGACAAGTCTGAAATTTTCAGGCAGACTAATAATAACGCTTGATTATCATCAAGGTGGTATCCGGTGCGCCTCGCGCACCATTGAAGAAAGACTCACTGTAAGCACCATAACAGGGACAATGGCTTGCAGTGATCCGAACCCTGAGTAGCTCACAAATCTCCTCTCCGAGTTTGTGACTCTGCTAAAGGCTCGATTCCCCGAAAGGGAGTCGGGCCTTTTTTTTTGTTCACCCTAACCCATGTGGAGGCTTCATGAGTCAGGAGCAACAAACGGACGCTAAAGGCCAAGGAGGGGCATCGTCCACCCCAGCGACCTCTGCTGATGGCGACCTCGTCCACACCGTGGATATGGGAATCCCAACGATTCCCGAAGGCGGTGGGGATGCCGATCCCGAAGGGGCGAATAACACTGGAGGCGACAAAGCGGAACCTGATGCAAAAGCCAAGGGGGATGACAAAGGCGATGCCGATGACAAGGGCGATGGCTCTGATGATCGGTTCGACAAGCATCCCCGATTCCAGCAACTGAATGACCGTGTGAAAAAGGCTGAGGCCGACAATTACGCGCTCAGACAGGAACTGGAAGAGTTCAAGGCCGCGAAACCCTCCGGTGATGTTTCGGCTAGGGATCAGGAGCCAACCTTCAAGAATGTTCAGGAGATGTCGGACGAGGAACTTCTTGAATGGCAGCAATCTGATCCGAAGGGCTACCACGCAAATCTGCTGGCTCAAGCCAAACACGAGATGGGCCAGGACGTAAGCCAGAGCCTGGATAAGCAGACCTACGAGGCTGCTATTGAGAGGACTTTTGATGGGTTTGCCGAGAAAAACCCAGAGTTTGACGCAATGTGGGATCGAGGCGAACTCCAGGCTTACATGAACAAGCACCCTGGTCACAATGCCATCTCTGCCTATCACGAGCTAACGCAGGAAAAACGCATCGCGGATGCCGTGGAGAAAGCCAAAGACGAGGCCAAAAAAGAAGCCGAGAAAGAGTTCCAAGAGAACCTCAAGACACGGCGCGAGGCCCAGGTGCTTTCCAGTGGCCCATCTCCCGCTTCAGGGACAGTCGATACGATACCTCCGGAGCTTCAAGACACCAAAAAATTCGGTGGCCGTACTAGCGTCCTCGCTAAACGGAGTGAAGCACGGCGGTTAGCCCGACAGCAGGGAAGCTAGTCTAGTTTGCCACCGTCTGTGCGGAGGTAAACTGCCATGGCTCTGCCATTTGAAGAACTGGAAGCGATCACCAACGATTACTTCATGGCAGATGGTGGCAAGGCGATTGACATCTACTTCTACACCTCCTTCCTGCTTAACTACTTGATGCAGCAACAAAAAGGCATCTGGGAGAGGCCGGATGGTGGTCAGAAGATTCGCATTCCGTTGGAATACGATGGGCAAGAGGCACACTTCTATGTCAAAGGCGACACGGTTGTCTCCGATGACAGAGAATCGATCAACGCCGCGTATTTCGATTGGAAACATTGCTACGGCAATGCCACCGTCTACCGCATCGATACCCTGAAGAACGCTGGCCCCTACCAGGAAGTTTCCCTGGTCGAGCAAAGGGTAGCTGGCGCTCAAAAATCTCTCACCAAGCTTCTCGCCGGAAGTATCTATGACGGCCCTGGCGGCGATAACGCCAGACTCACCGGCCTCAAAGCTTGTTGCGAGGAAACCTCTGCCCTTGCCTACGGAGCCATCGCTGAAGACGAACTCGTCAGCGCGGATGGCACCAAGCCGTGGGAAGGCAAGAGGACAACCACCTCTACCACCCTCACCCTCAACGTCATCCGAACTGCGGCCTCTGCGGCCAAGATTCGGGACGGCGTTGGCGGCAAGCCGAATTTGATGGTCACCACAGAGACACTTTTCAACATCATTGCTGACATCTTACAGGTACAGCAACGGTACGTTGACGGCAAGATGACGGTCAAAGCTGGTTTTGTGGGGCTTCACTTTGAAGGAAAGGACATCTTTCCCGATGATTTCTGTCCTTCAAGCCATGCGTTCTTGATAAACAGCCGCCATGTTGGCTTCGCTGTCCATCAGAACGGCTACTACATGAGGGCGCGCTGGAAGGTCATCCCTGACAGCCCTGAAGACCGCACCATGAAAATCTACTGGGACGGCAACATGGTTGTCAACAACCGCAAGGGCCACATCTGCTACTCAGCCTTGAGCTAGGAGGCAGAGATGCCCAATTACGCGGTTTCATATTACGCAACCCCTCTGGGAACCCACGCAGAGGTGGAAGCTGAATTGGAAACGGTGGTCGAGTCTCTGGAAACCGGCAAGACCATCTATCTCCTGGGGATTAACAACACCTCCAGGGATCGTGACCAATGCATCGGCTTTCTCATTTGCGATGAGGTTCTCTGGACACAATCGGCCTCGCATGTCCTCACCGACACTGGGCCGATTGCCTTAACCGAGGTGTAAATCCATGCCTAACTACGCCGTGGAGGATTTTACAACTTCACTTGGAACCCATGCGGAAGTTTTGGCGGCTCTAGAGACTCAGCTTGAGACTGTAGATGACACCAAGACTATTCGTCTGATTGGGGTCAATCCTACTGGGCGTGATCGTGATCAGGCGGTGGGTTTCATCATCTACGACACTTAGCCATTTTGGCGAACTGGCCCTCCTGACGCGAGAGCGTACTGTCCCAAGGAGGCTGGGCGAGGGCCAGCAATCAAGCTTCCCAAGGAGGCACTTATGGGCTTTCCCATGAAACGAACCGGATTCGCACAGCCCCTGCTGGCTGAATCCGCAACCGCGAAGGAAATGCTTGGCACTCTCAGGATCACCAGAGATGGGCGCAAGTTCCGGTACGCAAAGGCCAGCACTTCGGCACTCTCTGCTGGCAAGGCCAATATCGTGGCTGCATTCGCAGCGGAGGTGATGAATGAAGCCTGTGCAAACGCCCATGACATCGGTGACCAGATCATCGAGGAAACCATCACCGCTGGCGTAGCTCATGCCGAGAACAAGTTTCGGGGTGGTTACTTCGCCATCAACGATGCCACTGGTGAAGGCCACCAGTACCTGATTACCAGTTCTTCGGCTGTCACTGCCGCTGGCACCGCCATCTTCCTGGGCCTCGCAGATCCCATCAGGGTTGCCCTGGAGGCTGCAACATCAGAGTTCACCATCGTTCCCAACCCCCAGTGGGGAGTTGCGGAATCTGCAGTCGAGGAAAACATGATGGCTGGCGTTGCTCCCATCGCCGTCACTGCCAACTATTACTTCTGGAATCAAACAGGTGGCCCAGCCACCGTCCTGGTTACAGGAACTCCGGCGGTTGGCACGGTGATGACTCTGGGCGGCACCGCTGGGGCCATGGCTGGCATCCAGACTCCGCTCGATGTCGATATCGCGCAGTCTTACGGAGTGCTTTTTGGCACCGTGGCTGTATCCGGTGAGTACAAGCAAGTTTTCCTGACCATTGACTAAGGCATCCCGCCAATCCAGTGGGGAGGTAGTCGCCTGGGTTCTCTACCCCCCACTGTCCACCCTTTAGACGAGAGGTACAGAACATGGCTTTTTCAAGCGCGATTACCCATAAGACAGTCTTTGGCAACAAACGCATCCATCATGGCACATTCAGTTGTGCCAGTGTGGCTGGCGGCGACATCAATACCGGACTGCGGCAGTGCGACTTCATTCATCTGCAGGGGAAATCCTCTGCAGTGATAACGAATGCACCTGCGGTCAACGAATCCCTGCCGGTAGCTGGCAGTGCAGTTACCATCGTGACCGACTCTGGAATGACAGGTTACTGGTGGGCGCAAGGGTATTAGTCCATGGCAACCGATCTTGATGCCACCGTAAGTTTCCCCGAATGTTATGCCGAAGTCCTGCCCCATCTGGACGTAGCGCAGACTCTTGCTGAAAAGGTAGCTCAGAAGATCGATGACCGCTCATACACCTACGACACCATTCTGGACAAACTGAATACTGGGCTGAGATGGATTGCTGGAAAGTACATGCTGCCGGATCTGGAAACCTTTGAAGATGTCCAGACTGACCCTGGAGTCAGCCATATTCCCCTGCCGCGAAACTACCAAAAGAAGCTGAGGTGGGCGCACAACGTCACGCACAATCGGGAAGTAAGCGTCTTTCCCTCGACTGTGCAGCTTTACAGGTGGTTTTCCGTACTGGATCAAACCGGCAGGATTTTTGGCATAGCAGTCAAAGGGAGGGATCTCTACTACCAGAAGATCCCCTCTGCAGCAGAAACCCTTCGCCTGAACTACTGGCGATATCCAGAGCGCATCGATGTGCGCACCGAGAAAGTGGAATGCCTACCGGAACACCTCGTGGAGTCCTTACTCGTAAGCTACGTCTGCCGAGAAATCTTCAGTGAAATCGAGGACGGCCTGGAGGAGGAAAAGGTGAACACCAAGCATTACGCTGTCCTGTTTACCGCCGCGCTCTCTGAACTGGAAGCCTTTCTAGGGCCAGAGAAACGCATTCCGGTGGATATCCAAACTGAAATCGATTGGGAGGCGTACCTGTAGTGGCTGAACCTGTCCTCATGTTCTCAGGTTCAAGTGGCCTGAATGTCAAAGTAGATCCCGCACGGCTTGCCTATGATCCAAAGAGCGGTGTGCAGGATCTGGCCGTGGCCTACAACGTAGACCATGATCAGACAGGCCGCGTAAGCCGCCGGAAGGGCTATGCCGCGACCATCAGAACTGAAAGCACCCACTCTCTCTTTTGCCAAGACGGCCCCTGCCTGTTCGTACAGGACGATAAGCTGTACTTGTTGAATGCCGATTTCACCAAGACAGAACTCACTACGGTGACCGCTGGCGCAAAGATGAGATACTGCGAGGTTGCTGACCGGCTCTACTACGCCAATGGGACTGAGATTGGCTATGTAAAAGATGGCGCTGCCAATGCCTGGACAGTCGGCACCTACTACGGCCCTGAGACAACCAGGACACTCACCGGCCCACCCATCGGAACTCGTGTGGCCAGCCACAACGCCTACATGTACGTCATTCAAGGCTCAATCGCATGGCACTCTGAACCCTTCGGGCCGGATCTGTGGGATCTCGCCCGAAGTTTTCTTCCCTTCGCTACCCAGATCCGCATGTTCTACCCCCTGGTGGGAGGCATCTTTGTCTCCACCGAAAGAGCTACCTATTGGCTGCAGGGAGATGTTCCACAGGAGATGAGGAGGAGGACTGTGGCAACGTATCCTGCCATCGAGGACACCGAGGCTCCGGTGGATCTCAGCAAGATCACTACCGGAGAGATGCAGGGTGTGGGGGTAATGTGGACGGCAGCAGAAGGGATTTGCCTGGGCTTGCCAACCGGCGAGATGCTCAATCTCACCCAGCGCAAGCTCGTTTACCCTTCATCACTTCGGGGTGCGGCTCTCACCCTGGATGACAGATACATTGCTGTGCTTGAACCATAGTCGGAGGTGCAACGAATGCCAAATAGCAAGATCCTTTACCTGGAGGCCACGAAAAGGGATTTCTACAACCCTTTCATGCAACACAACCCTAACTATCACTACCGTGATGCCGATGGCAAACTTGACCACATTCGTAGACCGCATCCCGATCCACCCTGGTTCTACACCAAGACGATTCCGCTTCAAAATTGTCACTTCTATCATAAGGTCTTGTTTACCATCCTGTATCAGCAGCAGAAAGTGCCTGTGAACTGCCAGAAGTACTGCATAAAGACCGTAGTGGCCCCCAGGAACCTGGAGGAGGTGGTCTGGACATATCTGCTGCAGCGACAGCTTGACCTTGCCAGTAAGGTCGGCAGCGAGGTGAATCGCGAAAATTCCAATAAGTTGTGGGGCGCATACTGGTACTCGCGCACCTGGGAGGCTGGCCATGAGAGGTACAAGCAAATCAAGGCCATCTACGACAGAGCGGAGCCACAGCGAGGAATCATCCTGGGCTGTCCGGTAGAAGTCAACTTACTGGGGAAGGAGGAGGCGAAAGAGCTAGGCTTTCCTGAAGAAGTGCCGATCATACTCAAGAGGGCTTGCACCGAATTTGAACAGCATTGCGGCCCTTCAAGTAAATGGACTTGGGATGAGGAACAGGAAGAGAAGGAAAAACTTGCCCTGGATGCCTTTGTCTCTGATCAGCAAAGCTTCACCCAGAACGATTACCAGCGCGGCACTCTCTTTAGCAGGTGGATACATGAGGCTTATCGCGTGGGTGACGAGAGCTACAAAAAGTTCACCAACGGCAATGATCTCTTTGCCGTCTGTGAAACGTATCATGATCGGCCCGAATGGAGGCCGGAATTCCCTGACTTTACCAAACTGGAACCAGAGAAGGAGGTGAACGGAAATGGCGAAGAACGTCCATGACAATGTTTTGGATCAGGCTTTGAATTACATCAAGAACAATGCAAACAAGCTCTTTGTGTTGACCTCAGAGCCTGCAAACACGGCATCTGGCTACACCAACATGACCAAAGACAAGGACTCCTCCGGCTATCGGCTGGCTGATTCCAGTGTTATTTCGGCCTCCGATTTCAGTGGCCCTGTCAACGGTGCAAGTGGTCGGAAGCTGACCGTGAAAGCGCAGTCCTCGATGAGCATCGATGGCATTGCCTCAAGTGCAAATGCTACCCATGTCACCCTTGGGAAGACATCATCTAGTGCATCGTCACAACTTGTGCTATACACAACAACCTGTACGAGCCAAAATCTCACCGGCGGCAATAAGGTTAATACTCCCGCCTGGGATATCCAGATCAACGACCCCTCTTAGTCAATGATTCTGGATACTTAGAAAGGGCCGGCGTTTTTGGCAAACAGCAACAATCGAGGCCGCACCAGCGTGATATTGGCAATCTACATGTTGTACTAGCTAAAGCTCGTGCTATGCACAACACCTGGGGCAAGGGGTCACGGTGCGGCCTTGCCCCTTTTTCATAGCCTATGACTCTTACCGTTGCAAATAGAACATTATGAGAATAGTCCTCGATCCATCTGATTGCTTTCACCACCACGATGGGTCGAAGCTTGCCTTGTTGGAGTCCGATGCAACTGCGGATTCTGTCCTGGCCGTATCCGAATGCGTCCACTACCTCTCCGATGATCTCACCGATGTACATGTTTTTAAATGGACTGATTTCAGTGAGTACACCACAGGAGTCCAGCCCAGTGATTGGACGGAGAAACTTCGTACCACTTCAGGAACCGCGATAGTTCGTGCCGATGGAGTCCTTGGAGGCAAATGCCTGGAGATAGATGTTATTGCCAACAGGTATTTTGCAGCCTGGGATGATTTCGGGGATTCCCTTGCCGATGTTGAAGTTTTGGCCAAAGCAAGGGTGGCTCCCACCGGCTACGACCATACCCCTCGCATTGCCGTAAGAGGTGGCGGTTCCGATGGCAATGAGCAAGTAGCCTGGGGCGGTTTCCAGACAGAGCAGGATCAGGTTGTTTGTTGGAAATACACGCCAACGTCACAGGCAGTTGGGGATGCAGGAGAGCCAGCATACACTTGCGCTGTAAATGAGTGGCACTGGCTAAGGGTTCGTGTCCGAGGAACACAGTATAAAGTCAAAGTTTGGCCTGATGGTACGAATGAGCCAGATACTTGGCAGATTTTCACAACGGACACAAGCTTTACCAGTGGGTGGGTCGGGGTTGGCGGTTACGGTAATAATGCCGATATTGATTGGTTTGGGGTAGCCACTGGGGGGGCGAGTGTCCCTTCGCCAAACCTCGTTGTGCAATCTGCTTACCACGTTCTTGTCGATGATGGCCCCTATTTCATGCCCCTTGATGTGGCTGATTGCTACCATGAACACACCGCCTCTCATGTAGATAGAGTAGGAACTCGCTGGACTGATTTTTCCCCTGCAACTAGGGGGAGCTGGTCAGAGTATTGGGATAGTGCTTTTGGCGACTATGGTTATGACACGACAAATTCGCCTCAGTGGGCAAACATCGCACTTTATGCCTACAGCGTACTAAACCATAAATATTCTGTTCGCTGGGATACGGAAGGGGATGAAGCAAGAAATGTAGAGTTCCTGGCTAGAGTTTGTTACGAGGGTGGTGGAGAGCATGGTTGTCGGCTTTATGCGAGGATGTCGGGAACGAATGCCTATTATGCACAGATCAGTACAACGGAAAATCTGCTTAAAGTCGGCAAGGGCACCTCTTTCACTCTCATAGACAGCCACAGCCATACGATTAGTGTAAACACTTGGTATTGGGTAAGATTCAGGGTTGAGAACTCAAGCCTGAAAGCAAAAATTTGGAACGATGGCGCAGCGGAGCCAGCTACCTGGGACATTGAGGCTACTGACACAGACATTTTGGAAGAAGGCTATGTCGGTTTCGGATGCCTTGAAAGCACTACTGACGCTTCTCAATGTGACTACCTCTCCATTGCGTTAGGTGGACTCACTGCGCCTTATGTGGTCAATCCTGGCCCTGCCGATCAGAAAGACTACTGCGACCACGTTGTTACCCCTACGAATCTGACGCTTGTTCAGACAGGGGCTGTCGATTTGGTAATGACCGATGGGGGCGCACAGCATGTTCATACTGCAGAAAATGTCATCATTGACCCTGCCTGGGTGTATCCGAATGATGCCAGCCATGTGGTAACTGGCATAGATCCGCTGTGGTGGGTCAACGATTGCGCTCATCTCCACTCTGCCGAGAACATCTACATCGGGATCGTCTACCCCGAAGACTGCTCCCATGCCCACAGTGCCACTGGGGATCTCGTCCTGGTGCAGACCGGAACCATCACCCTGGTGATGCAGGACTCCTCCCATGTAACTACATCAGATAATGTAGTTATTGACCCTGCCTGGGTGTACCCCAACGATATATCCCATGTAGTAACTGGCAGAGATCCCCTGTGGTGGATCAGTGACTCCTCCCATGCAATCTCCTCCACCACCCCGACCCTGACCCAGGTGTACATTCTCGCGCCAGATGACTCCAGCCATGATGTGTTCTCAAATAACATTACTATCATATGGCCTGAGATCCTCCAGCCTAATGACAGCTTTCTCCAGCCCTGGTCACCAGAAATTTATGTCCAGACAGATGCGGTCACGCTGAACTGGGGCCACGACACTGGGTCGGTTGCCGAACACAATGGGGCTGGGCTTGCCTGTGACTGCGCTTTCGGGATAACCCCCAATCTGAGTGGCAAGATTCTCTACATCACTGCGATCTGGGTTTTTGAGTGGGTCGGGGGAACTCCTGATCCCACTGGCACGAGGCTGGCAATCTACCAGGGAGACATGGGAGAGACTGCGCCAGATCCGGCCAGCCCAGAAGGCTATGATCTCATTAAGGATCTGGGGCAACTCAGCCCATCGCTTGTGGCAGGGTACACTGAGAGAACCTGCACCAAGACCTTCGTGAGGAAAAACGCCCCAACGTGGCTGGCCATGAAGCACAGCAGTGATGACAACTGGAGAATGGGTTGGGATTATGCTTCCCCTGGCCCAGGAGACTTTTTGCAGGGGATGTGGGTAAGTATTGACGGCCCTACAAAAGATAAAGGTGTACCGTGGCCAGATCCCTGGCCTTCAGAAAATGGCAGCTTGAGTGACTACAGTTGGATGGGCATCTATGCTGAGTTCAGCGTGGAGTCTGTGGATCAGTTAATCGTAAACCACTCATTCCATGGCACCGAGAGTGGAGAGCCGCTGCCGAAGGAATTGCTTGTCCCTGGAGATTGTATCCATCTCCATACGGCTGCAAATGTCATTATCGATCCGGCCTGGGCAAATACCCAGAATTGTGTCCACCTCCATCAGGTACTGGACAATAACATCTGGTGGCTCGATGGCTGCAGCCACGTTCTCACAGATGACGGCCCTCTCAGGTTCCCCCTGCCTGTCAATGGGGCAACTCACGTTCTCACATCGCCAGAGGTTTCACTCACTGTACATCTGGTGGTTGCAGCCAGTAGCCATGTAACCACCACCGCAGCCTTCGTGCTTACCCAGAGGCATACGCTCTCTCCAGAGAATAGCGCCCATGTCATGACAGACAATGCCCCGATCACCCTGACCGAATGGGAGCTATTGAGAGTCAACGACTCCAGCCATGTCCTCACAGGTCAGGTGGATGTGACCCAGTTGCATATCCTGGGCCTGGATGACTGTATCCACATTCATGCCCCTCCCAATGTGGCTATCACTCAGGATCATGCCCTGACCATCCAGAATTCCTCTCACGCTTGCGTTAGTTCTGACCCATCCCTGACTCAAGACCATACCCTGATCGTGGCTTCAGCGGCCTCTCTGCACCTCGTGGATGCACTTTATCTCCGTATTCCACTCCTGGTTTCAGATTGCAGCCACATAACGACCACAGGAGCCGTTGCCCTCACCCAGGAGCATACCCTCGCGATAGCTGGCGACACCCTTGCCCATACCGTTCCCAACGTGGCCATGATTGTGCCGATCACCCTTGAGGATTGCGTACATGCAGTCACCTCCGACTCCAATATCCTCCTCACCGCACTCCACATTCTCGCGGTGGTCGGCATCACTCATGCCCATGTTGTAACCGGATTGCTGACCCTGTTTCAACTCCACTTCTTGGAAGTTGCCGGAACTGGGAGAAATACCGATTACAACGAGTTCATCGTTCTCTCTGATGAGATCGATTTTGGATACCTCCCTGCGGATCTGGGAGGGGCGACTTTAACTATCGTCAAGTGGGTGAACCCATAATGGAACCTAAATATGTTTTTGAAGGATTCAAGATGCTTGGCATGAGAGATCACCTGGGCCAATGGTGGAAGGTGGTTCAAGACTGTATGCGTTGTGGTCAATGCTGTATGGATCAGCCCCCAAACTGGCACTTTGCCCAAGATGAGCATCTTGGTGGCTGCAAGTATCTGGCCGAGGAAGATGATGAATCTGGCTATCGATGCTTGCTTGGGGCGTATCGTCCCTTCGGTTGTTGTGGGAACAGTCCGTTTTCGGCTTTGGATTATTGTTCTGTAAAACTCGAGAAAATCAATGACCCAAGTATCTTGTTGTAAATGCGGAACTGAATATCCTCTCCAGTTGCGAGAGGCCGTGGGATCACGATTTCCTGTGATTCAATGCCCGAATTGTGGTCTTGTCCATACCGTTGATTTTCAAACTGAGAAAATCCTACCAGGGATAGAACTCAAGACCATAAGACTCCTATCTTATTACTACAGTGAACTTTCTGCCGATGGTAGCGGAGTACAAGGGGCTATCGGTTCAGATGAAAATCCTCCGGTAAAACAATCAGAAGATGAAACAAGTTGGGCGACTTCAAGTAAATTTTGGATCGGGATAGGCGTATCTGAGGCTGGCTGCAACAAAGCTGTAGATACGAATGCTACCTTTTCTCTGCGGTATCGTGAGGACGGTGGATCTTGGCAGGATCTAGGTACAGGCAATCTTGCCGTTGCTGGCACAGGCAACATGAATTATACCGATCTTTCGCCTCCGAATGCAGATTGTTGGGTTGCCCAGGCTGCTTCCTGTGGCGGTTCAATAGAGCCAGGAGATCACGTTGCCCAGGATAACAGTAGAGATCTATCAAGTGGGGTAGGAACAGGCAACTATGTGAAAGAACTCTGGTGGGCCTGTGATCCTGCAAGCGTTCCTGCCGGTACTCTCCTCGAATTTGGCGTTTACGACAGCCAGGGCAATATCGGTACTTCTGGATCTCCAGCCCTACTTGACTGTAGCATCACCATAGCTGCAGCGCCCATCACGCTGGTTATGACAGACGGTGGTGCGACTCACGCCATCACCACCAACGGTGATAACTCAGCCATCGATCTGACCGAAGTCTTCGACCTCACCGTGGCCGATTGCAGCCATCCGGTCTACACCAACGGATCTCCTGGGCAAGACATCACGATCACCGAGGTCATTCCCCCTGTCGATCTGGTTATCAGTGATAGCGGCTTGAGCCAGCATGTTCTGCTGGACAATGGTGGGGCTGCGCTGGATCTGGGCCAGCATTTTCTGACCACGGCAGATTCCGCACACGCGATTACTACCAATGGGGATAACTCACCCATTGACCTTGTCCATGATCACTATCTGGTGATCTCAGACTCTGGACTGTGCCAGCATGTCCTGCTCGATAACGGTGGGGCCGCACTCGACATTACCCATGATCACTATCTGGTCATTTCAGATGCAGGACTTTGCCAGCATGTTCTATTGGACAACGGTGGAGTCGCACTGGATATTGTCCATGATCATTACTTGGTGATCACTGAAGCCGGACTCAACCAGCATGTCCATCCTATCGGGGAGCCGTATTGCTTCAGTGTGCTTAACTCCTCACACCTGATGGACTCCATTCCGGAGAACATCACGCTTACCCAGACAGGGGCCATCGATCTGGTGATCACAGACGGTGGAGCAACTCACGCGATCACCACCAATGGAGATAACAGCCCACTGGATTTGGATCTGGTCATCACGGTGGCCAACTCTACCCATGCGATCACGACCAACGGTGACAATAGCGCACTAGATCTCGATATCGTCTTGGAAACCACCCAGGATGCTTCCCATGCGATTTACACCCAAGACCCTTTGTGGTGGCCTGATTCCTGTACCCATCTCCACAGCGCAGGGGCCATCATCATAGACCCAGCCTGGGCCAACGCCCAAGACTCCTCCCACCTGATGGACAGCATCCCTGAAAATATCACCATCACAGAAACTGGGGATGTCACCCTGATCATGACTGACGGTGGGGCCAGCCACGTTGTCACCTCGCCGGAACTACCAGCCACTCAGGTCTATCCAGACAGTACCACACACAGCCATATCGTCACGCCAACTAATCTGACGCTGGTGGAGGTCTACACACTCACCATTGCTCCTGATCCCTACCATCTGGTTCAGACTAAAGATGAAGTCTGGTTCATTCAGAAGTCTATCCATCAGGTCAGTTCTCAGCCTAGCGATGTGACGCTCACGTTGACTATCAGCGTGGACGCTTGTGTCCATGTAGTCGAGGATAGCGCACCACTCAGTCTCGTTCAAATCTACGACCTCGTTATTTCGGATGCTGGTCTATCTTACCATGCCGTCCAGAGCATCCCAACCGATCTGAATCTTGCTGGGATTGTCACCCTCACCATGACCGATGGGGGCGCACAACATGCCCACACAGCCCCCAATCTCGATCTGACAACTACCCTTGCTCCAGCCGACTGCACCCATCTTCATTCTGCTGGAACCCCTGCGCTCACCCAGGAACATACCCTGGCGATCTCAGATGACACCCTGGTGCATCTGGCCGATAGCATCACCATGACCGTGGATACTGGCCTGGATGTTCTCGATGCCGAGAGAACTCTCAAACCGATTGGCATCGCCTACAGCGTGGCCGATGTAGGCGCGGAAAGGACTTTGCACAAAATTTAGGAGGCTACCGTGATCACAGTCACTGTCTACAAAAATCGAGATAACACCATCGACCTGGAGATGAGAGCCGATGGGCAAGCCCAGAACATCACCGGCACCACCAGGATGGTTCTCACCATCGGGGATACGGTCATCGATTCACAGTTTTTTGCAAACGCTTTTGATTGGTCAACGAATGGCGCAAGCGGCCAACTGACGCTGAGTTTGGGACAGTTGAATGCCATTCTTGCAATGAGAAATGCAACGTATCGTGCAACGCTGGACTTCTATGACGCAACGTACACGAGTGGCTTGAGGTGGGGCAACGGCCTCCAAGTCAAAATCGCGGAGTAGATCATGCCGAATTACCTTGGACTTTGTTTGGAACTGAGCGGCCTTCGGGCCTCACAGTATGGCTCCTACAACTTCAATAGCATGTGCAAGTTCAACGGCTCGTATCTGGGGGCCAATGAATCGGGGATCTTCGTACTCGATTCTGGGGATCTCGATGACACCTCCGAGGTCGAGGCGTTCTTTGAGCTTGTCACCTCAGACTATGGAATCGCCAATCAAAAGCGCTGGCGTTCCATGTACATCGGCTACGAAACGGAGGGGGATCTCCTTTTGATCGTCAAGGATGACGAGAACAACGAGAGATCCTTCAACCTGGAGCCGGTCTTCCCCGATCTCAAGCAGCACAGCCAGAAGGTGAGCATCGGCAGGGACGGCAAGGGACGCTATTGGATGGTGAGGATCGAGAACGTAAACGGTGTGGATTTCTCAGTGGATCGGATCACTGGTATCCCTGTGATTTTAGGCAGAAAACCACCAGGCGCATAGGGAGGTAATTATGGGAGGCAGAATTTCTTTTCCAGGGCCATTCAGGGCGAGGATGGGAGGCCGCAAGGGTGTAGCAGAGGGCGGTGAACCGCGCTGGCGCGGCCCAAGCGAGACATTCGGGAAGAAGCAGGATGAAACGATCATGGAAGCGTTTGGTGCCAAAGATTGGTTGCCAAGCAATAAGGATTGGCAAAAAGGGCTTGAGATTGCGCAGAAGAAGGGTGGCTATGAGATGGCCAAGTTCATGCTAGGGCGCATGAGGGCGAAGAAATGGAAGGCCATAGGCTACGACCCAGATGATTGGGAGAACATGCCCTAGGCTAGGAGCGGAGCCAATAACTTAACTGATCAAGGGGATCAAGGGAGGCAAAAATGAGTCTGAAACTTTCTCAAGGATTAAGGGATGACATGCTGGGCCTCAAAGGCACCATCGTGGGAGCCATAGTCGGGGCCACCCTGGCCTTCGTGGATGGTGGCGGCAGTCCGGATTCCATTACGGACTCCGGCAATGGTTTTCTCACTGCCGGTTTCGCTCCTGGCGATGTGTTGTTTGTCCAGGGGGCCACCACCCCAGCCAATGACACGGCAATCACTGGTGCGGTGATACTTACCGTAGCCGCTGGCACGATCACCTTTGCCACCGGCACGGTGGATACTGCAGAGGCCGGTGCCGCCGGTACTGTGGTGGCGGTGGCCAGAGGTGGCAGCATGAAGGACATCTTCAAAGATGGTGTGCTGCGCATCTACAGTGGTTCCCAGCCAACATCTCCAGACAATGCCGCAAGTGGGACATTGCTTCTGGAAGTTACAGAGTCGGGTGGGACGTTTGCACATGGCGCATTCGCTAACGGTTTGGAGTTTGAAGATGATCCGACAGAAGGCGAGATGGAAAAAGCAAGTGGGGAAACGTGGCAAGGCACTGGACTTGTCGCAGGGACTGCTGGGTGGTTCAGGTTCTGCGCCAACCCCACAGATAACGGCGCGGCAAGCACCACGTTACCCAGGATCGATGGATCAGTTGGGTCATCTGGCGCTGATCTCAATATGTCCTCGACCACAATTACTGTCGGAGCAACGTACACGCTTGATTCGTTCAAGCTCACGTTGCCGGAGTATTACGGTGCCTAGCACTGAGCGTCCTGGGGAGTACATGTACTCCCCAGGATAATTGAGTTTAGGGGAGCTAAACAATGGCTTACACCAATCTGGTAGTCCAAGACGGCCTTCTTTACTGGGATGTTCCAGTTCTCGCCCTTACCGGAAACTGGCACGACCTTGTTGTCGAGGACTGCGCTCACACCCACATATCTCTACAGGCAGGAGGTCAGAGCGACCTCGTCCTGAACTCTGTGGATCTTGTCGGCCTTGACTGCACCCACGGCCATCTGGGAGATCACATTTTCGTAACGACAGCGACCCATAACCTGACCCTGGCCGACTGCTCACACGAGATGACCGATGCTGATGCTGCCGTCATCCCGCTTTTCTCCATCACAGCGGGAGAGCCAGGTAGCCCCTGGTATCTTTTGACCTTGCCCACCCTGGAGTTTGAAGGGCAATTCGGCTACCGCGTAACAGGGGGAATATTCCCCAAGCTTCCCATGCTTGAGATGGTGGAAGGGAGATTCGGGGCGCGAACAGGGATTCATGCTTCAGGGATAGAGTTTCCCCTCAAGCTTCCTACGCTGCAGGTCGAGGCCAGCGGCAAGAGTGGGGCCAGCATATCTCTGGACAGAGATATCCCCACCATCATCGAGGGGGCAGACGGCGATCTCAGATTCGGGAGCCACCTAGAGGTAAAGCTTCCTCCCATCGACCTGGAAGCAACGGTTATCGGAGGGTTGCTGGGGCAGGTCGATGCCACGCTTCCTGGGGTAGAGTGTGAAGCTGAGATTATCGTGCCATGGGGCATGTACCTGGAGTCCAGCCTTCCTGCAGTGGAAATAAGCGCTTCTGCCATTATTGACCGCTACCCCACCCTGGATGGCATATTGCCAACCTTGAAAATTCAAGCTTACAGCTACGGTGGGGCGGGTGCCGTTTTGGATGCAAAACTGCCGCCGGTTGGAATCGAGGCAGACGGCACATCTGGGGATGTCCTCACCTTGGATGCCACGCTGCCGACTGTCATTATGCAGCCGGTGGGCGCGGGAGGATCTGTGGACGGCGCACCTGGGGCAATGCAAGAAGAAACCAGATTTGATGACTACGTCTTGCGGTATCAAAGGACTGCCTAATGGACTACCATGTACTACATGGATGCCAAGTCTTTCTCACTGGCAACTCTGATTTCACGCACCCTGTAGTTGCGTTCAAATTCCACATGGCCAGACAGGACATGGATGCGTGGCTTTGCGCCAGATCTCATGCAGACCATGACTACGATCCCAGCTATGGCCGTCACAGTAGTGGTTCACTCTACGAGGCGAATCCTGGCTTTGACGATATCAAAACAGGAGGCGGGGGCAATCTTGCGGAGCTAGGTTGGCGCTGGAATTATGTCGCGGGGCTGAAACTCATCGAGATAGATCATTGGGAACCAGAACCTGGGGGGGGCGATGAGACTATCACAGAGAAGGTCTACCGTTTTCACCTCATACCAGCTTTGGCAGCGTTTGAGAAAGTGGGCAGCCAGTACTATGAAGTCGGGTTCATTACTCTGGGCGATGCGAGTTTGCAGGGGCCGTATGAGTTCCATGAGATACAACAAGGGGTGATAAACTTTCATTCTGCACCCCTTTTCCCTTGGTGGTGGGGCCATAAATCTAGGTGGGGTTATCTTGGGTGGTATCCCGATCTTGAAGAAATACCGCCGATGCAATACATCACGACAGTACTGCGGCTCCCCAGCGATGAGGAAAGAAAGGCAGGATTTGCCTACGAGAAAAAATGGTTTGAAGTAAAGCCCCTCAGTAACCACGTTACCACTGAGCCGGATTGGGAAGGGTTCTACAATGACGGCAACCCCGCTGTGCCATATGGTGAGTACTGGGGTGAAGGCATCCCACTGCCAGCAGTTGACCTGGAAAACGGTGAAGGCCCAAATCAGTTTGATTATGGGAAGTGGGACGGCCCAGGCTATTCACACAGCTTCGGGCCTGGATGTTTATGGGGATATAAAGACGAAGATGTAGAGTGCTGGATAGACCTGAGAAAGGCGACTTGGTATTCCGGCTGGGCATGGCATAACGGCGTTGCCTTGGGTAGCGACATGGTTACCCATATTCTCAAGCTTGGCGAATGCACTCCCGCTGGCCTTCCCACTGGATATGCGGGTGGGGGTGGATACGAAACATCTGGGCTTACACAGTGGCGACAATATGATAAGCACGAGTTCACATCCAGCATATGGCCCTATGAGATGGGAGAAAATGCAAGATGGCCATCGTATTCCATGCTCTGCGGCGACAAAGCGTGGGCCTTGCCGTCTGTTACGTTCTGGGGCCACTGGTTTTACTATGGTGGAATCCGATGCGATGACCTCCCCGACTATGAACCCTGGCCAAGCAAGTTTCCTGGCAAATACTACTGGGATCTTGTTCCTAGGATGGACACTATCGGCACATGGTATCAGTGGGGTGGGGTTTTGAGCCTGTATGAAGCATCGGTGCGCATCGGCACTACCGCCGAGGGTAGTGGTGGAAGTTTCAGGGATGGCCATGGCGTTGACCACCTATGGATGCAGGGCAATGTGGTCTATCTTGCAGAGCATTACTCGTCTGGAGACACATATGAGGACGAAGATGGCCAAATCTGCGCTGCCGCCTTCTATTACGACTACAGTATTGTTGATTGGAAATTTGAATGGAATCGAACTTTTATAAATAATTGTGAGTGTGGAGAGCTTTGTGAAAATGAGTTGGGACACCATGGCGTAAAGCCCAATCCGGCAATAGGGTCAGAGCAGCCCTGGCCGTGGAGTTGGACGAGCATCTATCAATCCTGTCCCTGCTACACGAGCTTCAACTGCCTCCAGCGCTTGGGTGAACCTGGGCAAGAACTAACATACCCTCTGGGCTGGCATGGCGATTGCGGATATCTGGGAAAAGACTGTAACTCCAGTGAGAGTAACGAAGAAATAGGTGAAGAACCCCCCCCAGGCGCTGAGTGGCGGTTGTTGGTACACGACACCACTTTCCACCCACACCTGCAGTTTGATGGTGCCACTTATTGTTTCTCAGAGTTTATAAATACTCAGAGAGAATATGTAATTACATCAATAAGTGACTACCCCATTTCATATCAGGATTGCTTCCCTTACTACTTCATCTATGGCGAACAAAGCACTTTCTGGGGTTCCATGACCTGTGGGAAAGAAGACGATATGTGGCATGTCTTCAGCTTCATCCGCGATGGGGTGCATAGTTGGCTGAAAGTACCCGCTAAAGAGAGCGAGAGTGTGGCCCCAGTGGGCCACATGAGTCCCTTCCCTTATGGTGGTCTAACGTACAACGACAAGCCACTTTATGTGGTCGGGGTCACTCGTCTGATGGTATTGGCCGAGGAAAAAGAGGTAGTCGATGGGCCGCTGCCGGTCATTGGTGAAGGTCTAAATCAGGCAGATGAGAATATGGGCGTTGAAATAGAATAGAATAGGAGGTGGTTTCCATGTCAGATGACGCATTGCCAATCATACAAAATATCATAGACAAGATGCCAACGTATGAGCCATCAGATCCGGTGGCCTCCCCCAACACGGCCCTTGAGCGGGTTCTCGCCGTGGCAGAGTTCGCAGACAACTTGGCCACGGCTGCGGAGGGACACATCGTTGAACTGAAAAACAATGCCCTTGTGGATTACATGGTGGATCTGCCAGAGTATCAGGAGATTGACTTCGTAGCGGATAACCCAGCGCTCCCTGCGCCGCTTGCGGAGGTGGTCATCCCCGCCATGGTTGTGCCTGGGGTTCCGTTTCCCTATCCGATCCCAGATCCTGACGATGTGGTAATAACCACAGACCCCCCACCCGATTACAGCCCCACGAAGCCGCCAATCACGATTCCCCCCGCCCCCAATGTTCCCTTCCCATCTTTTACGGAGGAGCCACCCCAGATCTCTAGCCCAGAGATCCCAGAAAAGCCTATCTACACCCTGCCGCCTGTGCCGCGAATAGATGACATCACCATCCCTTCGCCGCCGGAGTACAATATCCCACCATGGGAGGGAACAGCGCCCACCCAGGATCTCACGCCACCGGAGCCTATGTTTGTGTGGAACGAAATTGAGTATGACTCCACCCTCAAACAGCTAGTATCCACCAAGCTGGGCAATGAGATTGTCAATGGCGGGAGAGGCATTGATACGGCCTGGGAGGCTGCATTCCTGGCGCGCAGAAGGAGCGACCTCGCTGACAAACACGAGGAGATGTACATCGAGGCCGAGAACCGCTGGGCTGGCAGAGGGTTCGCCATGCCCCCAGGAGCGCTGGCCGGTGCGATTTTGGAGATTCAGAAACAGGTTCTTCGCAATGAAGAAAACCTTGCCAACGACATCATCATTAAACAAGAGGAACTCGCATACGAATACGGCAAGTTCCTGGTAGAGGCCGCGCTTCAATGGGAAAAGACCCTGATGGACAACGAGAATTACTACAAAAACCGAGCGTTTGAAGCCGCCAAGTATGTAGTTGAGTCTGCCCTTGTGGTTTATCAGGCGAAGGTCGAAGCGTACAAGGCCCAACTGGCTGCGTATCAGGTGGAGGCCCAGGTGTATGAAGCCAGGATAAGGGCCGAGATCGGCAAGGCCGAACTCTACAAAGCCGAGATCGAAGGGAAAAAGGCAGAGGTGGGGGTCAAACAGGCATTGATCGAAGCCTACAAGGCACAGATAGCCGGGATAAACACCCTGGTAGATCTCTACCGTGCCGAGATGCAGGGCGCGCAGATCCAGGCTGACATTGACCGTACCAAGATCGAATCATACCAAGCCCTGGTACAGGCGTATGCTGCCAGAATTCAGGCGATTAAGGTGCGATACGAGGCATATGAAGCCCAGATCTCCGGAGAGGCTGAAAAGGTAAAGATCTGGATAGCGGAAGCCGAGGCGTATGAGGCCGAGGTTAAAGGCTATGCCGCCAAGGCAAATGTCGATGTCGCCAGGGCCGAGGCGCAACTCAAGATCAACATGAGTGAGGTCGAAGTCTTCAAGGCGCTCGTCCAGAAATACGATTCCGAGGTGGACTACGTCATGAAGACAGTGGATGCCGCAGTCGGCCACGCCAGGGTTGCGGTGGAGGCACGAGATGTAACGATGAAGCAAACGGTTGCCGAGATCGGCCTCAAAGGGCAAATTGCCCAGGCCAGGGCTGAAAGCCTGAAGGCGCAAGCGATGTTTGCCCAGGCAAGTGCAACCACGCAAGCGGCAGCAGCAAGGGCGAATGCCACGATAGCCGCAGCGACAGCGGAGGCCGCAGCCAGGATCGGTGCGGCAACTATCGCGGCGGCATATGCAGGACTCTCGTTTACTGCCAGTGCAGGGTTTAGAGAAGTCTACCATGGTGGCGGCACGAACAATAGAAATTACAACAGCACACACATAGGCCGTGCATCTGGTGAAACCGGCACTTACAGACACTACAACTACAGCATGTAGACAAGGAGCAAGGGCGATGGCTGACGATGAGAAGAAAAAACGGCAGATGATCAGGGAGCCGGTATTCGGGAGGCGGCACATGGTCAGAAGGCCCATCAGCAGCGCGGCCAGGGAAACAGGGCCGAGGCCACTTCATGGAGAAGGGCCGCAAGACCTTTCGCTGAAACGCGCCAACTTCTTTAGCGGCACCGAGTATCAAGAGGGCTATGGGCCGTATGGCAGGAGAGGCCAGGATCTGTCGAAGAAAAGCTGGGCCGAGCGCCTTACTGGCTTCAAACCAGAAGGGAGCAAAATGCCTACCGCCATGACTGAAGCTGACGTAACTCCTGAAGGCGGCACCGGCAAACAATCATGGGCTGGCCGAGCCTTTGAGGTCACAGATAAGGTTCTCTACAACCTCCTGGTAGAGGAGCCTTACAGGTACTATGGCGGCAAGATAAGAAAAGCCCTTGCTGGTGAGAAAAAGGAGCCAGAGGCCAAGCCTAAAACACTCAGGGAGCAGCTTGGCCTTGGCACTGCCGAAGGGCCACCCCCTGAAGCGCCAAGCCCCCAGGATATGAGAAGGAGAGCCTTGGAGATGGCAGGGATGAATCTAGACCTGAAGGGTGATGCAGCCGATACGGAGTGGCGCAAACGTGATCAATGGGCCGTGCAAGCTCGTAAGGATGTCGAGAGGTGGAAGGAGGAAAACATCTGGTCTAAAACACCAGAACTGCTTGAAGTATCCGGTGGCCCTGGCCCAGCAAGCGATTACCTGCTCCCAGATTCTCTGAGGCTAACCGTTGAGGGCTTTGAGAATGCCGTTCCTATCGAAGCGATTCGTGGTACTGTAAGGAGCTATTTCGATCCTCGCACCAAGCAAGAATATGGCACTCTGGCAGAAGCCCTTGTGGGCCGACACTCTGCCATGACACAGCGAGAGAGAGTCGCGATGGGGTTCCTGCTTGAGATGATGAAGACTAGGGGCAAGAAGAAGTACGGTATGTATCAGGGCAAATGGGATGATATCCGACAGGAATGGATTGAAGAGCCGTTCATGTATGCCATAGACAACCCCGAAGAGAGGGCTTATTTCAGTGAGATGCAAGATGCTGAAAGGCAACTCAGGGTGCAGCAAGGCGACAGTGACATGGAGAGCGAAATCGTAGAGGCCGGTAAGAAGAACAACCTGCAGAAGGTTGTCCGGATGCTCCGAAATACCAGAAAAGAAGATGTCGCTGCACGAAACAGGATCTGGGAGATCCTTGAGAGGTACGGCTGGGCAGAGGACACCCAAGAGGTCATGAGGATTATGAATAAAAAGAAGGGGAAATAAATGTTAACCCTGGAAGAAGTGTTGGCCGAGGCCGAGAAGGAAAAGCCCAAAGAGACACAGGAGGCGCAGCCCACCTGGGAGCGTCCATCGTATGGGGATCTGCTGACCGAAGCGCAGCAGCGCAAGACGATGCGGGAGCCGGAGCCAGGATTCACAAAAGTCGCTGCCAAAGGGCTTCTGCGAAGTGGCTATCAAATGATCGGCAGCATTGGCTCCATGGCTGGATGGTTCAACGAAATGATCGGCCTGGATGAACTCGCCAAGGGCGGCTTCGCATTCCGCAAGCGGTGGGAAGACCGGATCAACGAGGGCTGGAGCGCGCCTGATCCTCGTGTATTTGAGGGAAGGTTCTGGGATAAGCCCTCCCTTAAACGTGCAGTGGGAATCATCGCAGAAACCGTGCCTACACTGGGCGCAGCCCTTGCCATTGGTTACGCCAGCGGAGTGCGGTGGCTTGGTGCCACAGCCTTGGGGTTGATGGAGGGTGCGCCGGAATATGAAGAGATGCGAAAGGCAGGAAGAGGCGTTGGGGTATCAAGTGTTTATGGCGGCATAGTGTCAGGTGGCATCGCTGCCCTGGAATACCTCCCTATCGGTCACATGCTAGGTGCTTTTGAGAAATTTGGGGCCAAATCATTTGCCAAGGGGTTCTGGAAGGGTATGGGCTTGGGCGCAGTCGAAGAGGGGCTGCAGGAAGCATCCCAGCAAGTATTCCAGAACTGGATGGCGCAGATGGGCTATGACGATACCAGGATGCTCCTTGAGGGCGTAACCGAGGCCATCATCGGGGGCGCTGGGGCTGGTGGTATTGCCGGTGGCACTGTGGGCAAGCTTCAGGCGTGGGCCGAAGACAACAAGGACAAGGTCGATGTCAGCAAGACCATTGATGAAGCGCAAGAGCTTGTCGAAAACCAGATGGAAACGATTACCGGCCAGAAGGGTACACCCCAGACACTCATTGACCGGCTGAGTGGCGAATTTGACCGAGAGCAAGAGGCGGCAGAGGGAGTAGACCAACCGCTTACCCCACGGCCAGATCTCGCAGAGGGTCAGGAAGTCATGACCCCTGTAGGCATTGGCGTGATCGAGGAGATCGACAAGGATTATGTCAATGTGAGATTCCCAGGCACCGGAGAGGCCACAGGGTTTCCCGATGCCGAGGTCGAACCCCTTGGAGTGGCAGAAGCTGAACCAGTAAGCGAGGAACCGGCAATCGATTTGAAGACACTTCAGGAAAAGCCCACCATGCACGAGTATGTTCTCAAGCGCCAGGAGATCCACGAGCCTGAAGTGGTGGCCGAAGCCAAGAAGATGCAAGCGCGGCTGGAGAAAGCAGCCATCCCGACCCCCACCCCTGCAGATGAAACCATCAGGGTAGATGAGGAGCAGGTCGAGCCGCAGAGGACGGCAGGGCTACGGAACGACCCCTTCTTCACCGAAGCCTGGGCCAAGAAGGGAGTCCAGGCTCTCGATGAGCGCGAGAGCCACATCAAGACAGCCTTTGTGGATACCGAAACCTTTATGGACTCCGAGTTCTATGATGGCTCCTACCCTGTCCCTGAAACTGGTGGCCTCCTGGCCGCAGAAAAGACCAAGCGCTACAAGGAGGACGAGGGGTATCGAGCCTGGGTGGATAAGACCGCCATGGACATGGCCCAGACCATCATCGATGCCAATAAGAAGCGCCAGATCCTCCAGGGTTCAGCCAATGCAGGACTCTTCGGCGTATCCTACAATATCCAGCAAGTCGAGCAGACCGGCAAGAAGGTCAAGGGCAAGTACACCGTCAATGTGGCTCGTGCCTGGAACCAGGAAGCCAAGGTCAAATACCCCTACGTCTACAAGCTGGGAGACATCTCTGTTCGCGAGGCGCTGCAAAACTCTCTCGATGCAGTGATGAGAGCCAAGAAGCTCCGAGAGGTCAAGGATGGCAAGATTGAGATCGAAGTCCTTGGCATGGAGCCGATACCCCCAGAGGTTGACGCAAAAACTGGAAAGCCTGTGTGGAGGGCAGATACCTCCCTTGCAGAAGAATTCCACAAAAGAACGCAAGAGGCGGGAGGCGAGATAACTTATGATGAAATCTACAAAGGGCTGCAAGACATTGCCCAGTACGGCAGATACTCAGATTACTGGGAGAAGGAGGCCATCTCACTCAGACCAGTAGCCAAGGCGCTGGGCTACGATGAACACGACATCAGCAAGGCATTCTCTGATGCATTCGGGCCAATCGCTTCAGGTTACACCATCGATGACAACGGCATCGGCATGAGCGATGTCGATATCGCAGATAAGTTCCTGGCGCTTCATGGAACCGGCAAGGATGTCGAGGGCGAATTCGGGGGATTCGGAATCGCGAAGGCAGTTATCCTGGGGCCGTCCGATACCGCCACCTGGACGCTACACACTCGCGACAATTATTTCACCCATGAAATGGCCACAGCCATTGAGGAGATCGGCACCACAAAACGCCGCCAGGGTACGCGCTTGGAGGTCAGGACACAGGATCAAATTATCGATCCCACCATAACTCGCCAGTATGTGGAAACTACGAGGCCACCCAAGGGAATCAAAATCCTCTACAAGTATCAGGACACGCCATCGGAGGAGTTGGGAGATCCCTTCAAGGGCAAGCGCCGTCAGGTCACCAAGACAAAAATAGATGACAACACTGATATGGAGATCACCTACCTCCCGAAGCCAGGATTCGATTATCAGAGGAAGATGATCATCCGGCTGGTGGGTAAAACCAGTGGCGCGAGACTCACCCAGGCCATCAGGGCGGTCAATGATGAGGGCTTCTCAGGCGCTATCGTAGTGGACATCACCACAGATCTCACACCCAGCCATGCAGATTATCCCCTTGATGGCTCCCGCATGAACTTCAAGGGAACGAAGCCCAAAGAGGCGATAACCAAAGTCATCAACAAGGTTTCTCTGGACAAGAAAAGCGCTGCGCGGGTGGGGGTCACGAGCCGCAAATACTGGTTAGCCCAGCGCCCTGAGTGGAAAAAGACCCTGCAGAGGATCAAGACTGACAAGAACTACCAGAACCTTCTCAAGGTGATCAGCGATATCTACGATGAAACAGGACAATTCCACGGCCATGGCCCCCGCCATGGGATGGTTGGCGAGACACCCACTACTCACTTGCCAGACATGGAAGTGCAGATAGATGTGGGAGCCAAAAAGAAGGGCGGCTCCCTGGCTCACGCCATTCATGTGACCGCCTACGAGGCCGTGGCTCGTCTGCTGTCAGTTCCGATAGGTGCTAAAGTTGGCAAGCTCTACGGCCTTATCTCCAAGGAAATAGATGGCGCGACTGTGGGCGCACAGTACAACCCAGGTACAGGAGCTATGGGTTTAAACTTTCTCAACTTCGACAAGACTGCACTCAAGAACCCCACCACGTTTGCCCAGTACCTTAAAAGCTTGGTAGTGCATGAGCTTACACATGCCTGGGTTACGCAACACGATGAAGACTACAGTACCATGCGTGAGCAGAACGATAACAAGGCCGCACCATACTTTGATTACATCTTGAGAATTGCCGAAGCGGCCCTTGGCAAAAAGAGCAAGCTGCGCAAAGCTACAGTCACCAAGGACAAGATTGTTGAAAAAGAAGTAGAAGTTGTGGTAGAAAGAGAGATAGAGAAAGAAATATTGAGGTTTGTTCGCGATCCAGAGCAGATGGAACTGTTTCGTGAACAAGAAATAGGAGGTTACGGTGGCTACGAAGACCAAATCTTCTTATCTCCCCAAAGTGCAAGGCAATTACGACTTTTCCCAACCAGAGATGATCGACTCACTACTGGATGGGGCAGCACGGAACGCATTGTTGGAACTAGGGGGGCAGTTCAACAGCCCACTGCACAAGGCGCTCCTGACACTGGTGAGGGACGGCTACGACCTCGCGCAGATCTCCCCGATGTCTTCGCAGCCCCCCCAGAGCGAAGGAGCCTCTGGAGAAGAGTCAAAAACTGGATCTCCCCCCGAACAAAAGCCCAAAGAAAACGTCTAAACTCTCAGATCCCCGATGAGATGAGCGCCCCCTGGAAGAAGGGGATCAAGAACACTCCGCAATACTCTCTCCAGCGCATCGAGCGCCCAGTTGTAACCCACTACATCAAGAAGGAAGACCTTGGCAAGGAACCCAAGAAGGTCATGAAGGTCTTTCTCGTTTCCATCCCCGATGACATCCAGAGCAACCTCAAAGAAGGAAAGCCACAGATCGTCTTTGACAATGTTGAAGATGCCAGGGGCCACAACGTGAATCCAGAGCGCCTCAAGGATTGGCTCCAACTCTACGATATGAGCATGAATCTGAAGTACGCAAAAGACTTCTGGGTTCGCAAAAAAGAGGGCAAGCTTGAAGGAGTAATAGAACTCTACCTCACAAAAGGATGTCATCGAGTCCCTACCATCATTGAGCGCGTAGAGATTGGCATCCTGCCGCCAGAAACCCACCTGGAAGCCTGTTACGAGGGGATGTGCTTTGTCAACTACAAGCAGTATTCCCTCTATGGTCAGATAGAGAATATGGAGGTCAGGGATCTGCAAATGGCAGATCCTGATGCCATCGCAAACTTCCTAAAAAGGGCAAACATTGCCAATCTCAACGACACTCCATTCTTGCGTGAAGGCGCTTTGGGGGATTCCTCCCATGCCCTGGCAACTGACGCAGCCGAGGCGTGGCTCCATGAGGGCAGGAAGCGTGGCATTACTGTGCCTACTGTTTTCATCAGTTCAGGATACGGCCCTGTCAGTGATGAGCGCTACCAGAGGCTTGGCCCCTATGCGGATCGATTCGTGCTTCATTTCAGCACCTCTGGCTGGTTCCCCCGAAACGAGATCATGATGCGCTTGGCTGAGTTCCAGGCAGCGCGGGATGCTGGCTTGCCAGCCGTGATCAGGGTGGTGACGAATCGCGACCAACTCCCCAACCGCTATGGCGATGTGGTGAACATGAGAAATGAGGAGTTCCTGTTTAACCAGCTTGGTGAGATGCGGGTCAGCCAGGATGAGCTTTTAGAGACTCAGTATCACGATGATACCGTTGACCGCAGAAAGCCAGAGCATCGAAGTAGCTCGACAGGCCAATTCAAGCATCAGTGCGGTGAGACAGGCCGATGCGTGTCTTGCGGCGCAAAGTGCCTCGTTAACACGCTTTTGGGGGGCCAAAAAGGCAAAAGCCGTATCTATGTACCCCCCCAATATAGCCTGGAGCGCGGCAAACCCCCGATCAAAACGGTCTACAGCTTCAACCATGTGGGGGCTGTCGAGGGGAGTCCGAATGATAGCCATCGCATACAAACCGTAGGCAGAGATCTCTTGGAGAGCGGTATCGAGCTTGGCGAGGAACTCGCTCATGATCACATCGACCTGGGCGAGGGGAGAGACTACCTGAAGGAGGCTCCTGGGGCCGATGTCACCATCCTGCACTGGATACCCGATGAGGGCATAGGCCGTGTGGGGCAGGTGGGCCTGTTCCAGATCTCAGAGTTGCACAGCATCGAGAAGTGGCGCGAGGCTCTGCTGAAATCCGACTCCGCTTTCATCTACGTCTTTGGCGGCATTGATGAGATCAGCGGCGAGAAGCTGGGGGATCTCCCAGGCTACACCAGGGAGAAGGTCGGCCCCAGGTGGGCTGAGATGACCCGCTACACCCGAAACGTGCCGAGTTATCAGATGGTGGATGCCAGGGATCGGTTTATGTCCAGGCGGGTTTCCAATCTCAGGGCGCGGTTGGAGGAGGTGGCCACCCAGGAGGCTGATGAGGCGCTGATCAAGCACGATATCGGCATCCCCTTCTACGATGAGTTCGCAGAGTGGCCAGAGAACCAGAATTTACCAGGAGGCGCAAGACAGTTGAAGGCCCGATACATCGAGCGTTTCGGTGAACTGAAAACCGTCCAGATCGGAAAAGTCCAGGCTGCAATCGGCAGCAGACTGACGAGAACTGGCGATATCCGGCTGGAGGACATGTATGACCGGCTCAAGAGACAGGCGCAGATCATCGGCTGGGTGGCAGTGCAGGAGAATGAGAAACTATTCAAGACCGGAACGCCGGTTACTTTCCAATATGTGAGAAACACTGAGAAAGCCCCCGATATGGGAGAGCGGTTCCAGCAGCACCTGGAGCCAGCGGGATCGTACATGCTCCACAACCCCGATCCTGGCGATCTTCCAGGTAATTGGAAAGCTGGAACGATCACGCTCCGATCTCCCCTGGTGATCAAGTTCCACAGCGTCCCTGGTGAGGCGCGCTACAACGAGAACAGTTGGAAGGCGAACTTGAGCAGAGCCTACGGTGGGATGACCGGCTGGGATCTCTCGCGCACCCTGATGGCAGAGGGGTTCGACAGTATTGTCACTGTCGGCCAGACGCTTGACGGCAAGCCCATGGATACCAGGGAGATCATCTACCTGGGGCCAACGGCCCACTATTTGCGCGGCAAGGCCCAGAGGCCAACGGTAAAGTCTCGTTTTACCAGGATAACCACCGAAGACCTGCAAACGATTTTCCCAGGACAAAAGATCGGCGTAGATGGTGACGGCAACATCTGGATAGAAACCAAGGCTGGTCATGTCTTGAAGATCCAGGGAGTTGAGGAGATAACACCCGACTCTTATGGCCTAGAAGTGGCCTATGGCCAGACAGGACTTGAGGGTGGTGAACGCATCCTAGGGGAGTACGCAAGTGGACAGATCAAGCTGCAGCGAGATGCCGCTGGCCGATTCACCTTGGCGCATGAATCCATTCATTGGCTGGAGGACATGGGGATTCTCTCCTCCAAAGACATCGCCATCATCAAGGGTACGATCAAGCGGCTGTACAAGCAGGGGAAATTTGAGCCGGTGCGCAATCGGGATGGGAGCATCATTGACCTGGGAGGCCCAGAGGATCGGGCGAATTATTTGGCAAGCCAAATACTGGAGCAGCCCACAGGCGCAATGGCCCAGATAGTAAAAAAAATTCAGGATTTCATCGACAGGCTGGTCAATCTCGTGCAGCGCACTTCCCATGGGATCATCCGAGACATCAAAACCGGAGCCATCTACGACAATGGTATCGCCTCTGGTCATGCCGTAAACCTTCATGGAGTGGCCCAAAAAAGCGGCCCCATTTGGACGAGCCAGATGACAGAGTGGGTTATAAAGACAGGGCCGAACAAGGCTACTGCCGATCAATGGCTGAAAACCCTGGAGAGAACGGCCAACAAGGGGCAGCATTTCAAAAAGGAAGAATACGATTGGTCAGGCATAAAGGAATGGCTTGAGAGCTTGGCCGGTGATCCAGCCCAACTCAAGCTCTGGGGGGTGCATGATCGGATTTCCAAAGAGCAGGTTGTCCAATGGCTGGCGGCACACAACATTAAAATAGAAGAAACAGCGATGGTTGACTACCATGGCTCAGTTGACTCTGGTGCATTCGTAGAGGAGATAGAACAGCTTGAGGACACCTACGACATCCTTCGGGAAGACGAAGGTGAAGTTGGCCCGTGGGCAATTGATTTTCGGGTGGGGGGAACTCCATGGGGGGAGTGGCATGATCAAGATATCGATGATTTGAGGGAACATCAAGGAGAGCAGGGCTATCCCCAGCTTTCCGATGAGGACTTCTATGCCCTGGAGCGATACCAGGAGGGGGTGGATGAAGAGGGCTGGGATGAGATGTCAGTCATCGACCTTCCTGTCCCATACATGTGGGAAGCTGATACCCCGCTAGGAACCTACCGAATTCATCGCAAGATCCTCTACAAACCCGATGGCAAAGTGGATCAGGTGGTCTTCGATGTCTGGCGAGAAGGCTATCAGGTACATGAATTTGTTTTTGATCATTACGAACTCTGGGATCAAGAACAAGATGAGGTGAATTATCAGAACCTCCAAGAAAATCTTGATTACGCCTTGCATGATGCAGTAACTGCTGCCAACGATGATTTCAATGCCGATTTCCATACTGGTGAAGCCACCGGAAGCGGCGCTCGATATGAAGGCAGAGACTATTTGACCGTGGGAGAGTACGGCAACTACCAGGAGATACTGCTCAAAATCCCCACAATCGAAGCAAGGGCCAAAGAGCGCTATGAGGATGCCAAGGATGCGTACCATGACTACATCGAAGAGTTGGCCGCTAAATACACGGTTGATGCCTGGGTAATCCCAGATGTCGCGACTGATGAGGAGAATAGCAATCTTCTCCGGTTGCAACTCACCATGGAGGATGCTGAGAATTTTGCCTCCAGAGCGAAATACAAACATGGGCATTGGAGTGGGGAATCCAATTTTGTGGTGCATGTCCGATTCAACGAGCGGGTAGATGCTGATGGTAAGCGCACCCTTTTCATTGAGGAGATCCAAAGCGATTGGCACCAGGATGCGAGGAAACTTAGGAATCGACAGGTTTTCAATCTGATGAAAGACGGCATGAGCCGTGCAGAAGCCGAAGCGGCAGTTCCCCAAAACTATGGCTACCAGGATCATAGTGCAGAGCAACGGCATCGTGAAGCTAGGGACTTGACCAGGAAAATCCAGGCAGATTTGGGCCACAAATATGAAGTGCGCAACTTCGGGTCAAGTCGCTTAGCCTTCCGATCCTATGTCATCGCTGCTGGGGCTACCGAAGAGGAAATTGACCGACTCGATGCAGCAACCAGGGAAGAGCTATGGTGGAATGAGCGAGTAAGTTATGCGAATCCCCACGCACCGCTTAAAACAGGCTACACCCTGGTTGCGATGAAAAGGATGATCCGCTGGGCAGCAGAGCATGGTTACGAAAGGGTTGCCTGGACACCTGGATGGATACAAGTGGATCGGTGGAGCCGGAACTTGCGGCGAACCGCAGACAAAATTAGCTGGCAAAAAGAATACACCACTGATTGGACTCCGGCCAAGGAATGGTCGAGGGAGATAGCAGGAAGGTTGAATCAGGTTCTGGCCGATTGGTGGAGGGTCAAAAGCCAGGACATCGAGACTATTAAAAACAAATTCGATCCCCAACTCCACATAAGCATAATAGATACGCACTGGGACGAGATCTACGAATCTGACAAGATGCGGCTTCTGCAAGAGTTTATCTATGAAAACCCTGCAGGGCTTGACTCCCTCAACAACCTGCTGCCGAATTTCGGTGCCAAAGCAGATGAGTACACAGAGAAATACAAACAAATCGAGCGCGATGAGCCGACCATCGAACACCAGAAGGACACAGAGATCAGGTGGGAATATGATCACTTGAGAAATATGGCGGGATCAATGCTGCAAGCGGCGCATAACTGGGAAATCCCGATGTTTGGCCCCCGACCTGAGACACGCCAGCAGTATGCCGAACAAGTGGGGATACCAGTTGAAGAAGCCTTACCCCCAGAAGATTGGGTCAATGATTCGGTAAGAACAAAACATCGTAACCTTCTGTGGGATAGCATGGCAGCGAAGATGATGGTTACAAACGGCGCGTGGGGTGGCTACACGAACACAGAAAGAATGGTCTTGGCCAAACTCTGGCAGGGAATTACTGGTGAAGCCTTTAAGATGGTGCGCACTGGCAAGGTGCGGATCATAAGCTCTAAAAATGGGCAGGAAGGGTTGAACACAATGTTTGACCTGGAGGGTCAGTGGGAGGCCCAGAACACCTTCATGACCCTGGAGGGTTTGCTGGGGAAAGAGGTCTATCGTCAGATAAAGGATTCCGCTGAAGATGTGGGCGAGATCGTAGCCGAAGAAGGGGGTGAGCCACTTACCATCGGAGGTGAGGCATTCAAAAATTACTACGACAAGATGGTGAAAAAGGCCACCAATTCTTTCATCACCGCGAAAACCAGGGATTGGAACTCCAAGGGGGTCGAGACTACGACTATCTATGGCGATGCGATAAATGTTCGCGAGTACAATGGGCCAGAGTACACGATCAAAGAATTATGGGATGTTTACAGGCAGCAAAAGGAAGACAAAATGGCCCTGGTCGGCACTGAAGTCCAGGCAGTTGCAAACGCGATGGCAGAACACAACTGGTCATTCCAGAAGGCTATGGATCATTTCGGCACTCCTCTCCTGGCTAAAGCGCTGGGCGGCAGTATGGTTACGAGCAGAAAAAAACCTATCAAAGTCCACGCCTTTGATGTCACCCCTGAGATGGCAGAGTCTGCCATGAAGGGTCTGCCGATGTACCACCTGCTCAGAAAGAGCAGCTACCCTGAGTTCATCCAGAAGAAGTTTGATGTGGAGCCGAAGAGCATCATCAACCGGATTAAGGAAGCCGCCAGCAACATGAGTGAGAACTGGAGGCAACTCCTGGTAGACAGGCTCGATCCCATCAAGGAACACCTGGGCGACTACCCCTACATGCTCCATCGGCTGACCACAGGGCTTCCCGCAACCATTGCCATGTACATGCGCCACGGCAAGGTTGAGTGGGACAAGAAATCCGCTGCCATGACAGTGAACACAACGAACCAGGGTTTTCTCACATGGCTGGAGAAGCTCCCCGATGACCATGCGACCAAGCTGCTCTACTGGGTGGCGGCGAAGAGGGCCGAGTATCTCGATACCCTGCCGGATAAGCGCCGTGGCCAGGAGGGCAAGACCCTGGAGAAGTGGCTCGATGCCGACACGCGCCAGGAGATCTTTGATTGGGTGGGGGAGGATGAGAGGTACTGGGAGGGGCTAAACGAGCAGCTACAGGAGTGGAACAAGTCCGTTCTCGATCTCGCCACCGAAGCCGGTCTGATCAACGAGGAGGCCAGGGAGGCGTGGGAGCAGCACTACTACCTGCCGTTTTTCCGGATCATGGAAGATCCGCAGTCTCGCGAGAAGGTTCTTGGTGGCCCCCAGCAGAGCGCACGGTTTATTAGCTCTCAGATCTTCAAGCTCTATGGGGCCGAGATGAAGCTGGGCAATCCTCTTGAGAATCTTGTCAGGATGTGGACGCATCTGATCCATGAGAGCCAGAGGAATGTGGCCAGGGCATCAGCCTTCTACGAGGCGCAGAAACTTGCCGGTGATGGGCCTCCTGTGCTTGAGGAGGTGAGCTTCAAGGATATCCACAAGTTTTACACGCCCCCGAAGAAGGAGGGCAAGGGCGGTGGCAGGATGACCTTTGTGACCGCAGATACCAAGGAGCCGGTGCTTGCCTTCCTGAAAAATGGCAAGCGGGTGTACTTCAAGGTGCATGACCCCACCCTGTATCAGGCCATGAGCAACATGAACGCGCAGCGGTTCACCGGCTGGGTTATGGATGGCCTCAGAGGAAGCAAGAGGTTGCTCACTGGGGGGGCGACCTTCAGCATTGGCTTCCGGATTCGCAACATGTTAAGGGACACCTTACATGTGGCGATTGTGAGCAAGAGCTTCAGGCCGTTTATCGATAGTATGACAGGCTTTGCCAAGGCCATGCGCGAGGACGAGGACTATGTGAAGTTCATGGCATCCATGGGCGGTTTCGGTAGCTCCTATGTGAGCGCCGATGACCCCAAGGCGCTGGCCAGATACATCGACAGGATCATCGAGAAGGAGGGCAAAGAGGCCAGGACACGCATCATCGATACCGCAGCGAAAGCCTGGAACTTCTGGGACAAGATAGGCGCTGCGAGTGAGAATGCGGCCAGGGTGCAACTGTACGCCAACCTGAGAAAGAAAGGGGTGAGCCACCTGGAGGCGGCGTTCCAGGCGCGAGATCTTCTCGATTTCACCATGAGGGGTGATGCCGCAGCCATACAGCTTCTGATCTCGATTGTACCGTTCATGAATGCGAGGACGCAGGGCATTTACAAGTTAGGCCGTGCCTTTGGGGAGAATCGCGCTGGCTTCATGCTCAAAGGTCTTGCCCTCACTGCAGCCAGCCTCATTCTCTGGGGTTGGAACCGTGACAAGGAGGAGTACAAAGAGTTGGAGGATTGGGACAAGTGGAATTATTACCATTTCTGGGTCGGCTCTGAGCATTATCGCCTCCCGAAGCCCTTTGAGGTGGGGGCCATCTTCTCCTCGATGTTTGAATCCGCTGCCGACACCCTCACAGGGGATGAGGACGTATCCTTTATGATTGATTGGCTGATCCACACCATGAGGGACAACCTGAACCTCATCGCCTTCCCCGCCGCATTGGGGCCGCTGGCTGAACAGTGGGCGAACAAGGTCTACTACACCAGAAGGCCGATTGTGCCGATGCGCCTGGAGCGATTGCCAGCAGGGTATCAAAGGGAGCCGTGGACACCGATTGTCCTGCAACTTCTGGGGCAAAAACTGGGGATATCACCCCGAAGGGCAGAAGCCTTTCTCAAAGGCTATCTTGCCTCATACGTCCAGACATTTTTTATCGCCAGTGACATGGCTTTCAGGGCCATGACTGATTGGCCGGAGAAACCCCGCAGGGTCTGGGAGGACATCCCCACGGTAGGCCAGTTCGTCAGGCGTGGGGAGCCAGCGCGGCGCACGAAATATGAAACCCGATTCTATGAGTTGTTTCGCGAGGTGGATGAGATCTACAACCTCGCCTCCCATTACCGGCGCACAGGCGACATAGAGAAAGCCAGGGCTGTTCTTGAGCGAGACAAGGAGAAGCTCCGTTGGCGCAAGCCCATGCTCAAGGCCAAGGCCAGGGCGCGCAAGATCTCTAATCGCATCCGCTACATCATTGAGAGCAGGGAGATGTCGAGGGATGAGAAGCGGGAGCGCATCGATGAACTGGCCATGAGGCGCAACGAACTCATGAAGTTGATTTACAATCTCTACACTGAAAGGGGGCGCTAGTGGAACCCACACCTGTAACATATGCGGATATCGTTATTCATCTTGGACTGCCACTCGTTCTATTCATGCTAGGCTGGCTAGTGAAACAGAATCGGGATGCCCGAATTGCGATGGTAGAAAACATTGGAAAACTAACGAAGAGCATACGGAGCGTTGAGAAGGAATTGGCAAATTACCAAACCACCTGGATGCACCGGAAAGAGTCACTGCTTGATACCTTCACGAAGCAGTGCGAGACAACACAAGGTGCTTGCCGAGCATTGGTGGAAATACAGCTTACAAGCTTAAAAGATGCACACATCAACATTTTGCAGAAGCTTGACAGTCACAAATCCTTTTGTCATGGCTGTTGGAATAAACAAGATGATTTTAATAAAAAATTACTGGCACACATCGCAGACACCAAACTGCATGATACACCAAAATGACATACGACCAGTTGTGCCACCACATAAGGAATCTGGTGCAGGTGGCAGAGGGCGTGATCCTTGTGTCGATGAAGCGAAGGCGAGATCTCCGGATTTCACTCCGCAAAAACGGTGATAAACCCACTGCTGTGGTGAAACAGCAGATCAAGGATCACCTTTGCTTCAGCGAGGAACAGGATGCTGAGATTCTATTGCGCCTCATTGATATGCATGAGGCATTGGATCGTCTAAAACACGATCATGGAGTGTGTGCAAATGTGGAGGAGAGTCAGGCTCAAGGAGGGAGTTGTTGTAGCCGGTGCTTCGCCGGAGATCCTTCTGGCGATACTGATAGCAATTCCGATCTTTAGTAGCTACGAATCGGATCTTGTGATCACTTCTTTGGTAGACGGCGATCATTCGCCCACCTCCAGACACTACATCGGCATGGCTGTCGATTTTCGGATCTGGTATCTGAAGGACAAGGTCGAACTGGCAGCGCAGGATCTCCGAGAGGCGCTAGGCTCCGATTACTATGTGCGCCTGGAGCAAACACATATGCACGTTTCCTACAAGCCAAGGAGGTGAGCCATGCACAAGGTCTTTCGCTACAAGCACAGAGTCGAGGTTGACAGAATCTGCTATTTGATTGCCATTGGCATCCTGGCGCTGGGCATTGCGTTTTTTAGCCAGGGCTGTGCCAGCAAACCCACCGTTCAGCAGTACCAGATGCTCAATGCAGCAGCCGATCTCCGGCTGGCTGTCCTCCAGGGGGCAGGTGATTACTACCGCATGGGGTTGTTGGACGAGGAACTCAAAGATCAGATTATCGAGATCGATGCCTTTGTGCAGGAAGCGGGGCGACTCGCGACAACGGCCCTCAATGAAGTGGTCATGTTGGAGAGGCTCCGAGAGCTAGATCCGGAAGCCGTGACCCCAGAAGAATACGCTACTGCTGTACAGAAATATCAAGACGCGAAAGCAAAGTTTCGGGCTGAGTGGAGGCGGCTCACTACCCTTGTCGATCCCTTTTTAATGAAGTGGCTACAGGACGCAGCAGCGAAACAGGAGGGAGGTTGAGATGGAATTATTTCTAATGATGTTGGCGAGGACGCTCTTGCAGCAAGCGCCAGAGATAATCGATTGGCTCAAGGGAATGCGGGATGAGGGCAAAACTGAGGTCACTGAAATGGATATGGCAACCCTCATGGTCAAGTGGGACAGGTCAGCCGCCAGTTTCTTCTCAAAGGAGTAGGCTATGGAAATCACATTCGGTGGATACGCAATGCCCCTCATTCTCTCACTGATCTTGAGTTTTGCCTACAAGGTGGCTGGGGCCAAAATCGATGATCGATTCAAGGCCGTTATTGCGGTAGTTGCCGGTCTTGCTCTGGGCAACCTCGCGATTGCTTACAAAGGCTTGCAGTGGACTGTGCCTGTAGTTGTTGACCACAGTGTCTACGGTTTTATCGTGGGGCTGTCAGCTATCGGGTTGTATGAGTTACAGAGGACTGTGACCAATCCTCGTGGCCGAGGGGGGGCATAGAGAAGGGGCAGAACCAGAGGGTAGTTAGGGTCACGTTAGGTCGAGATCTCAAGAATACGGCCAATCTGGAGGGTCAGATTGGCCGTTTTTTATGGTGGGAGGGGGAAAACGGCGCTTTTCGCCTCAGAGTGCCGTTGGCCCAAAACACAGCGTCAAGGAGGTCAACGCCGCTTCCCCCAATTGGGTTAATCTTTGAGGGTTTCTCCAAGGGCCGCGAAGAACTCCTTTCTGTGTTCCAGAGTGGGAATCGTCTTCCAATCCTCGTAGCCCATCAGGCCCAATTGTTTCATGAACTCATCGTGGGCCTGTTCCTCGCCCAGCTTGTTGGCCATCTTCATCTGCATATCCTCGATGGCCGTGATGTATGAGGCATCGCCAGGGGTAGCCGGTGGCTGGCTGCGCTCACTAGGGGGATGTTCCCACGGCTGGCCAGCATCATAGAGGCTGGTGCCTACGAGCCGGTGATATTTGCTGGCGAACTCCACGATGATTTGCCCATGTTTCGCGTGGAACATGGGGTTATCAAACATGTAGCCCCATTCCCCGACTAACCGTTTCATGCCGCCAGTTTTGGACTTTTCGATTATTGCCAGCATCTCTCTGGGATCGAGCCACTCCTGCTCTTTCTCCTTTGTCGGTGGCGGTTCAGTGGTCAGTGGCGCTGGTTCTGCATCCAGGGCATCATAGCGCTCATCGACTCTGGCCATGAAATCCTCGATCTCACCGGCTTCCACCATGGCGATCTTGAGATCCTCAAGGTTGTTGATGCCGTCTTTGGCTTCCAGATCCTCAAACAGGAGATCCTGGGCGATTGAACGCCGCTGTTCATCCAGGCGATCCAGGCGCACATCAAAGGTCTTGAGGTAGGCGCGGCGCTGCACTTCCTGATCTGCAGCCTCTTTCGCTGCCTGTTCCACATCTCCTTCAGTTGCAGCCTCAAAGGGTGGCTCCTCCTTCTCAGGCGGCTTCTGGGGCGGCTCCTCGCCAAAGATCTCAGGCACATCTGCCATGGTTTCAGGCGTGATCGGGGCCACATCTGTGCCTACGGCCTCGCCCAGGTTGATCTCCGAGGCGAGATCCCTGGCTGGCGTGACCTCTGTGGCGGTGGTATCGATGGCCTCCTCCGGAAGTGGCTCCTCGATAGACACTTCAGCGGCATCGTAAAGACCCTTGAACTCGTCTGGGTAGAGTTCCCTGAGTCCCTGGCTGAGTGCAACTTTCCGGATCATCATGGGCTGTTTCGGCTCAGACCAGAACTGGGTGATCCGGCCTTCTTTGGTCTTCTTGATGTAGCCCTGGAGATCGACTTCAAGGAACATGGGCAGTTCCCTGGAGGCTTTCTTCCCTTTGAACCAGCCACCGATCAATGTATCACCCTTGCGCGGCAGCGCACCTTCGCGGTGTAGCTCTATGATGCCCATGGCATCACAGGTTTTGCAGGGCATAGAGTACTGCTTGTCGCTTGATTGTGACTGCTTTGTCAGCATCCCAGTGCCGTTGCACGGTCTGCACTCGCGCTCAACCACGATCCCAGCTTGCCAGTATTGCAGATCCCGCTGGGCATCGGCACGAGAGACAAAGTAGTCTTTTGATGTGACTACTGCCCCTGTCTCGTTAGGCGAGAACTTTATCAAGTAACAGTCGCGCCGGTAGGGGTTCAACTGCCTCGCCTTGCACTCCGCGATGAAGTGCATCATCTCACCTGGGGTGACGAGATCTGCACGGCCTACCACGAGATGCGCCTTCACGAGGTCGAATGAGAGTTTGGTTTCCAGGCCGTAACGGTCAACATAGACCGTTAGCCCTCGTTCTTTGGGTTTATTCATAGATTCCCTCCTTCTTTTTGGCCCACCCTGGCACACCTGCCTGGGCAATGTGATGATCGTATCCTGGCCAGTAATTTGTCTTCAGGCACTCCTGCAGACGTTGGATACAATAGATATATTTCACCTGACCGATAGTCAGAGACTCCGGATCTGCCTGATAGATCTCGACTCCATACGGCGGCTCTTGCTCAACCACCATCCAGAAGAAGTCGAGCATACCCGATCCCTCGACCTTGGTCACGATATCATGTTGCATGGCAGCAGACTGATGGTAGTAAAGGTTGGCGATCTGGCGTTCAAAGGCCGGTTGCCGTGCATCAGTCTTTGTGGTCTTGAGATCGAGGATCAGGGGTAGATTATTAGGCAAATAATCGGGGCGCGCTTTCACCGGCAGATCGAGCAGCGTTGTGAAATATGACTGCTCCACACGGCCCTCCACCAGCAGATCTCTCAGGATGGGGGATTCTGCCGTCCGGAGATGCTCTTTGACCTGTGCGGCCATGCCCCAGCAATGCTTGATCTGTTCGACCGTGAGGACGAGCTTGTTGGGATGCTCCTCCCTGAGTGCATCGCGCAGTTGCCTGTCTTTCGCCCTCCTGGCATCGAAATCAGGGGGCAAGGCGATCACCCGATCTTTGAAGGTATCGGGTTCAAGGATCGACCAATGACCGCCATTGCCCACATCCATCTCGTGGCTGGGTGGTTTCGGGTTGTCGAGTTCGTACCTCATGTGCATGGGAGATCTGTTCATCAGTTTGAGTTGAGAGTGCGACCAGGGATCTGTCGCATGGTACTCATCGATGGTCATATCCCAGATCTCACCGTATTCCGTTTCCTTGAGAAGTTCCATCAGCGCCCCCCGACTGTGGCGTTCTTCGGGAGATGCTCTCTGAACTGGGCCAGGGCGTGGAGATCCATACCTTTTGTGCCTTCATTGATAGCCTTATTTAGCGCGATGATCTTCTTATCCTTCTCTCCCACGAGGTTTTTAAGCCGCCGGTTCTCCTCAACGGCCATGTTGTGATCTCTCACCAAGATTTTGTTCTTCTCGCGCCCTGCTTCGACCATAAACTGCATCTTTTTGAAAAGCGCCAGGATGCCCTCTCCCACCTGGGCGGCAGTGAAGTGCCGATTGCACTGGAAGCAGATGTGTTCTAGCTCTTCCGGCATCTCCAGCGGCGGTGGCATTTCCGGCTCCTCAAGGGTCTTCACCTCCTTGCCGGTGGACTCTTTGACTACTGGCACCCAGCGCATACCGCGCTTGCCTTTTGTGGCCGGTAGTGTTTTTAGGTGACCGGCCTTCTTCAGGTTGCTAAGAGCATTGCCGACAGTTTTGATGTCTGCGCTGGGATATTCCTCTAGCACCTCTGGCAGAAGATCCCTGGCTGTGGGCGCATCGGATGGATGCGTCCTGACGAGATCGAGTATGAAAACTGCAGCGCCTTTGTTTGCTTGTTGTTTTTCTCCTCGTGATGTACCTTTTCTCCTAGCCATTTTACTGCTCCTTGTTGATAGTTAGTGCATGGACATTTTGATCTGCTCATGCAGCTTGGCGATAGCCTCTCGTGCTTCCTCTTTTGTGTCACAGTCCATCAGTGGAATGTGCATCTGTGGTTGGTTCATGCCCCCCACTGGAAACATGGCCACTACTTGCCAGAGCTTCCTGCCCTCTGCCTGTTCCTTGAGTTCAGTTTTCCCCGCCATAATATGGGTCATCCTGTCGAGGTTGCAGAGAATCCCGAACTCTGTCATGTACCATTTCAACGAGCCTCACCTCCTTTGTCATCCAGGCCAGCTTCCAAGAACTCAATCATGCCCTTGATCGGCACTCTGGCCCCATGTTTTGCGATAGTTACTGCATCATGCGCCTGATCCAGGCCAGCGGCAAAACCGCAATAGATCTTCCTGCCGCCTATCTCAGGAGCTACGAGTACAAACCCCACGGTTAATCCCTGTGGAGTCGAAAACCACATGGAATCTAAAACCCTCATGATGTCCTCCAAAAACCCTCGTGATGAGGGTAAAAAAAAGAATTAACCCCTATCCTTCACCTCCTTTCGCCAGGAGTTCAGGTTGGAGGGGCAGCCCTCTGCGAGATAGAGAACGATGGCACATGCCCTCTCAGTCTCGATCAACCGGCACCTGTAGCGGTACAGGTCTTTGTTCCAGTACAGATAGCAGCAGCGCCCCGCCACCTCGCGCCCCAGGTGGCAGACTCTCGACTTGCAGCAGTACCCGCAGCCCAGGCATTCAGGATACGGCGTTTCCGGCTCCATATCGAGCTTCTGGCCGCTGGCAATTTTGCCGATCCAGCCGCACAGGACGCACTTCCACCTCCAGGGCCGCGCAGACTCCGGCAGCGGCCTCAACTGATGAAGGCAACGTGCTTGCCGATCAGGGTTATGCTCAAACATATTCTGGGTTCCTATTCCAATGCCCAGGAGGATGGCTCATGGGCATGGAAATAGGGGCTATGGCCACGCCAGGGAACGTGACCATAGCCAGGGCCGGAAGGATGCTAGTTAAGCAACTCAGGGACGTATTTGCCCTCTTCCAGCCGCATCTCGATGTACTTGTCGGCCACCTTCTCAAAGCGCGAAGTAGCACCGGCCACTTGGAACAGGTTCCGCTCACGGCCCATGCGTGTGACTGCGCCGTGTACCTGGGCGAGGGTGCGAGAGCCAGCGTTCAGGGCCAGTTCCTCATCGAGGGCCGCTAGGAATCTGCGGTAGGCGCTGGGGGAGAATACGCCCTCCTCCAGGCATTGCACGATGATCCAGCTTAGATCCTTATCCCAAACGAACATGCGTTTGAAGCTCTCGTGGCGATACTCCAGTTGCTCCATGTGGGGGATCACACCCTCTACGGCTTTCATGGTCAGTTCGATTAGCCTGACTTGAGTGAGGCCAGCGGTGTGCTTGTGGAAGGTAAGAAACTCACCACTCAGGGCGAGATTATCACAAACGAAGACTCTCCTGCCACCGCACATGCCAAGCGCCATGGACTTGTCGATGGCGTTTCTGAAACCCAGGCTCCAGCAAGCTTTGTCGGAGCCTTCTGAGAGATCCCAGACCCCAAAGCATCGGGTGCCGGACGTATTCAAGCTGTACTCGCGCTTGCGCACCTCCAGGCCGATCTCCTGGGTGGCATCCTCCAGGGCGTGGACGATTCTCCGGTGGCCTATGGGCCTCCAGGTTTCCGTAAACTTCGGCTCTGGCACTGCGAGTACGTCTGCCTCGCTGCACCGCATGGTATCCTTATGTGCTATTAAACTCATAATTTCCTCCTCTCCGTTGGTTCACTCAGCCACCTTAGGCTGGGGATTTTCCATTCGTTGAAAAGACTCCGGTCAGCAAAGGCGTACATGCGCATGAGGCACTCTTCGTCAACGGTTTTCGGGAGCTTCTGGCCGCTGAGATCTGTGACCTCAAACCAGTAGCCTTCGACCTCGCGCTTGAGGTAGTAGCGTCCTGGGCGGTTGTCTACCAGGAACCATTTCTGCCGGAACAGTGCCTCGATGACATCATCCATGTTGCACCTTACAATTCATCGAAGTGGCTGGCCTGGGCTTTAATGGCCAGGGGAATGGTGCCTTCCCAGCCGCAGTTGCATTTCACGCCTACCTCGCATGTGCCATGGTAGTAGGTCTTGCGCCAGCGGCCTTTGCCCTCGCCAGACTCATCGATCTCTATCTCGTCAGGCTCATAGGTGATCTCGCCGCCCATGTTATCCACTGGCATCTCGCCATCACAATCGTGATGCTCCTCCAGGTCAGTTTCAAAGGACTCATTGTATTCTTCTAGCTCATCACCGCATTCCACGCACGTTTTGATGAGCCTGAGGTCGGCGTAGAGGTTTGTCCCCTCCAGATCCACGGTGCCGACCTCGCCCTGCACTTCGATGGATACAAATCTCGTGCATTGCTCACATCTTGGCATTCTCTACCTCCTTCCTCTCGATCTCCCTGGCGTAGTTGTCCAACTGCCGTGCAGCTTTCATGACCTGGGAGTCTCTGTTAACTGCATCTTGCATCTCATGGTTGGCCGAATGCAGCGCCTCTAGCGCCATGTGGAAGAGATGCTTTAGGTACTCATCTTTGCACTCAAAATGCAAGAGGAATACCCTCGCCATTGTGTCAAAACTACTACTCATTCAATCACCTCCTCATCTATGGCCAGCGCAGCGATGCAGTCCATTAAGATCGTCCTCTTTGCCGCACTGGGGATGCCGTAGAGCAGCCGGTCAATGGCATCTTGGGGCGAAGGGGGGATGTCTTGCTGGCCTTCTATCGCCATGGTTTCCATTTTGATTATGTGCGTTTTAACCCTGACTGCAAACCACTTGTCGCAGCCGCCCTGATCTATGTCGCACAGGTACATATGTGGCTGGTATCGTTGCATACCCTTCGTCCACATCTTTTGCCCCTGGTTGCAATAGGGGCAATCGATGAGTACCTGATCGTAGGTGATGGTTAAAGGGTCACTCATCATAAGTCTCCTTTCCCAGCCCACTCCTATGATCCATCTTCAGCCTCACAAGCTCAATCTGACAGCCCTCAAAGCCCTCTGTGCATTCATCCCAACCCAACGAGTCCATATGGTAGTCACAGAGTACAATGCTGCACCTGGGACAGCCTACGGTGCGTAGGTTGAGGGTGAGATCGTGGCTGAGATGCGAGGCGTTGTGCGCGCCCTTGTGGCTGGACGTAAAAGGGATCACCTCATTGCAGCCGTAACACCTAACCTCGATATTGATTTGCATCTGATCACCTCCTCTCGATGTGTGTGTTTTGGGCCATTGGAGCTAGGCTCCAGTAGCAGCCCAGGTACGGTGGCCTAAAAACGATGCAGTGTTACGGAAGGCCGCACCAGGGCTGCCTAAGCAGACTAGCTATCGGGTATCGGGCTGCCAGCCGTAGTAGAGCCTGGGCATGTGCTGAAATACCAAGGTTCCTTTCTGGCCGGTGGCTTTCTCCTCGACCACAACAAAGGGTGCCTGGAATCCTATGATGGTGAACTCCTGGGCCAATTCCTCAGTAGTCCATACAGGGCCGTATTCGGCCTCCAGGCGCGTTCTCTCCTCATCCTTGTCCTGAGATTCAACCTGGGCATTGATCTCGTGTACCATCGCCCTTCTGGGCCTCTCAGTTGGATCTTGCATGGCTTTCCTCCTCTCATAGGCCAAGTGGGCCTCGATAAAAGGTAGTGCGATCTTGTCTAGATAGTCGCTCATAGTTCCCCCTCCGCGAACAGTTCGCGCCAGTAGTCAATGGTAACTACGGTGTACACGCCATCGACTAGCTCTCTGATGATTACCCAGCGCCACTGTTTGGGCCAAGTGCGGTGCGCGAACCAGACTGATTGCTCATTCGCGCCCAGGCTCCAACCGTCATCGCGAACGAAGATCCACTGCCACTTCAGGTGCGGTCTGCGCCTGGGGAGAACGGCCACATCCTCTGGAGTCATCATGCGATTGGGGCCACGCGCAATGATGGCCTCTAGCGTGGAGGTATCCTCCGGCATGATGTCAACGAATTCAATCTTGTCAGGCATGGCTATTCCTCCTTGGTTTTGGCCTCGACCAGCGCCTCGATCTCCTCTGAGGTGTAGCGCGTGATCTCCGACTTGCGCTGCCGGATCTCTTTCTCCAGGTGATGCTTCTGGATACTAAGCTCTCTGATCTTGGCCCAGCGCTTTTTGTTCTCATCCGTGTAGTGACTGAGTTTGCGCTGGATGTCATACTTGTCGAGCTTCTGCCGATCACGGTGGCCACTGGAGAGGTTGACGCTGCCATCCTCATTGACGGTAGTGATTTTGGTCTGCTCACCCCTGCCGAACTGCTCGATAAACACGGTGATGTCCAGCCTCACTTTCTTACCGGCGAGTCTCCGATCTACCTTCTGCAGGAGCTTCTTCAGTTGCTCATCATAGAGGGTTACGCCTTCCATCTTGGCCTCAAATCGCGCCTTGTCATGATGTTCAGAGACAACAAAGCGGATCGGGATGCCCCTGTAGTCAGCGCTAACGCCCTGCCTCAGATCTACGAAAACCTGCCTTTTCGCAGGTGCCATTTTACTCATTGAAATCACCTCCTTTCAGTTAGTGTTTTGGGCCATGGAGTGTTAGGCACTCCCAAGGTGCCGCCAGCGGTGCGCCACGCTGACGGCCTGTTAGTTGTGCCTAATCCTTGTCGGGCTTGACATCGACTGCCCAGCCCACATTCAGCAGGTCATTGATCTGGGTTGGGCCGACAAACTGGCCGACCTCAAAGTCAACGGAGTTATGGACAGACAAAATTTTGAAGGATTTCTTGTCTATTTGATCTTGGGCCTGGGGGTAATCCTTGGGGTCACCGTCACCCAGGTAGAAATCCCTGGCCCAGGATCTCTTATCAGCTACTACCAGTTTGGGGTTTCTTCTCAGCGCCATTGGATTTCTCCTTTCTTGGCAGATCTTTGATATCCCACCGTGCCACGATCAATTTCCTCATACCTCGTGAGGCGTGGGGGATTTTGATCTCGTAGGAGCCTTTGTCCTTGCCTCTGCGGATCTCGCGACAGTCCTTGAAGAAGCGGAGCTTGTTGTCCACCCAGGCGCTGCCGGAGCCGCAGGGGCGCTCTGATATGGCCAAGGGTGCCTCTCTACGCGTTTTCTTCTTCCTCTTCGCTGCAGATCTCACAAAGCACCTCCTCGTACTCTGGCCATTCTTCCAGGGTTTTGCCGCCAGGGCTGTGGTATGCGCAGCGGCTGCAGTATTCTGTATCCCAGTAGGGTCTGATGTCAGGCATTGGTTGTCCTCCTTTGCCAATTTCTCTCAGCCCTCAGTTTCAGATCTCGCAAGGTGTAGCCGTAGCCGATGTAGATCTGTGCGCGGTAGAGGAACCACACCCCAGTTTGATTCTTGATGACTGAGTACATTCCTTGAGTTGAGTAGTAGTGGCCAGCCTTTTTCTTTTTCCATTGCATGGGCTACCTCCTAATTTCACAAACTCCTGGGGATCTGCTTCTGGCGTGGGGGCAGGAAGAGTGGAAAAGATTGTTTGGGAAAGATGGGGGATTAGGCGTGGATTTTTGGCAGGATCTGTGGCACTCTGAAAGAGATCCCCTACTAGATAGGTTGATTCACTCGCCGCACGGCGCATGATCTGGTAGTCACTGGCCTCTGGTTGCGGCGAACCCATAGACATCCCCACCTGGGGGAGGTCTGTGCCGACAGGATCTCTCATAGGCTGTCCTCCTTTTTGCTGTAGACGCTTGTGGTTTGGGCCGTTACGTCTATTTCTAGCATAATGCAGCAGGGCTGTCAACTCTTAATCTCCTATTCAATCGCTACAGGAGGCGAATAAGATGTTCCCCAAAAAGGCATTTTTTTGGTTCCATCTGGCAGAGATCTATGGTAGAAGATCCAGACTATGCCAAACAGAGCATTTCAAATCAATCTCGACACACCGCGCCGGTACACCGCACGAGAGAAGAAGGTTAGGGCCATCTATCATTACCTGAAGATGACAGGGCTGAGTCAGGAGCAGTTCTGCAGGGCGATAGGAATCACCCCTGGCCCCCTGAACCGATTTCTCAAAGGGAGGACAGACCTGTACCTGCGCACCTGGGAATTGATGGAAAGCTGTATTTCTCGCGCTGGGATAGATTGGAGAGATTTCTAGAGTTCTAGCGCACGAGCGGAGTAAGAGCGGTGGATCGAGGGTTCATCTCAGTCTGGAGGTCGATCCTCGACCATCCCCTATGGCGGCACAAGCCATTTCAACCTGGGCAAGCCTGGGTAGATATGGTGATGAGAGCCGACTACAGGACAGGTGTACTCTGCGAGAGCCACCGGCAACTGGGAGCCACCTGGGGTTGGGAAGTGCCAAAAGTGAGGCGCTTCTTGAACCGGCTGCAGAAGGAGTCAATGATCCAGAAGATCTACGGCCCATACTGTCTGATTGACCCCAAGCCAGAGTGCAACCTCTTTGAGGGCTACCCGACACACAAATCGACACGCAAACCGATACACATATGCATCAGTAATTACTGGCGTTTCCAGCGAAGCCGACACACGAAACGACACAGTAACCGACACATCCATAATAATAAAGATAACTACCTCTTTCCTAATGAGTATCTCCATCGTAAACAACAAATAACTGTGGAAGGTTCTCAACCCATCTCTGAGCGGCCCAAAAAACCACCCTATCGCGAAACTCACCCACAAGCACTCCACCTCGCCTCACTCATGATCTCCATGCTCCGAAATACCGACAACGGTGAGCTACCTCATACCCCTAAAATACCACCAGATCCGGCTAAGGGCCGCACAGGGTGGGCTTCTATCTTTCGATTGATGATAGAACGAGATAAATGCGATCCAAATGAGATCAAAGAAACACTCAAATGGCTCTACGGCCAAAACCTTCGCAATGAAGTCTCGTTCTGCGTCATGGCACCCAAATCCCTGAGAGCTAAATGGGATAACATCCAATTCCAGCGGCGCAAGCAAAGGAGATACCTATGACCTATGAATCATTCCAAAAAGGACTCAAAATGATTGCTGTCGCCTGTAATAAACGCCTCGATATGGATGATGTCGAAATCCTGTGGGATCTCGTGTCCTTCATACCCGAAAGCGCCTGGATGCAAGTCGCTCAACTGTGCGTTGATAGATGGGATAAATGGCCACGCAACATCTCCATGGCACTCAAAGAACAATGGTACTCATTCCAATCCACTCACGCCACCAAAGAAGAAGAAAACCGCACTGAATGCCAATTCTGCCATGACTCCACAGGCACCATATTCATCGAATCCCTGGAACCACTACAAGACCTGGGTTACCACCACAAAGCTACAGTGCGCTGCGGCCATTGCCAAAACTGGAAGGGAAAAATATCAGAGAAAACCAAAAGACTCACCGTCCAAGAGATCAGGCAAAAAGGATACAGAATCTACTGAAAAACCACTAACTTTCAAGGGAAAACCGGAATGAATGAACCAGAAGACAAGACCAAGCAAGAGGATACCGATATTGAGAGAGATATTCCGCTAACCCAGCGCCCATGCGGGTTGGCAGACGCTGAGATGGCCAAGTGGCCGCTAGAGATCAAGAGGAAGGCATTGCCTCCTGCCGGTGCAATTCTCACCGCGGGGCCGATCCAGACCAAGGAGGGATGGCGCATGGTTCCGTTTAAGGTGACGTACTCTAATGCCTCTAAGCTACGGATATCATGCGAGTTAATCAACTACCTGATACCAGTGCCTGATCCTCCAGGGCGGGGGCCACTGCCGGAGAGTGAGGATGGCCGCACTACGCTAGACGTACATCATGGTGAATTGGGGGGAACATCATCACTATGATACATCATGTATTAGTTTACATAATATACATTATCAGACAAACATTTCTAAGTGTGCGTACTCACTGCCTATCTCTCGCCTCGCTCCAGGGCTGCGCCGCCACCCTCGCTACATGTGGTACTACATCTAGGGGCAGGAGCCGTGGATCTGCCGCGCCCAGGAGTGCAGCCCCTGGCCCCAGGCGTGGCGCATGTGTAGGCGCGTTTGTCGGTGCGCCCATGCGTGAGAGAAATAGAGGTACAAAAAACGGATATATCATATCATATGTATACATATCCGCTTCCACAACTTTGCGGAAAATTTAGGAATCCAGGGGTATTCCTACTACTGGGGTAGGGATTCGGAAGTTTATGATTGGGGAGTTGGGTGATGGATTTAGAGGAGATAGCGCGGGGAGTTGATGAGCGTCAGAGTTTAGCGGATTTCATACGCCGGTTGGAGTTGGGTTGGTATTGGGAGGATCGTGTTGCGAAGATGTTGAAGGGTGAGGGTTTTTCTCCGGTGGTTTATAGTGACAAGCGTCAGTTGCCGACATCGTGGGCGGGGCGTTTACGGTTTGTGTATCCTCCGGACATGGAGATTCCTTGTGTAGGGGGTCGGTTGATTCGTGTGGAGGTAAAGAGTCAGGGGATCAAGTTTACTGGGGTGCATGATTTTGACAGACCTGACCGTCAGACATCGGGGTATTCTTTGGTGGAGCGTGTTGGCACATGGAGTCGCAAGCGGATTCAGGGTGTGGGTGATCCTGATGTAGTGGTTTCGGTATCGCGTCAGACGGCGAGGTGTGTGGTGATTCCGATTCAGACGAGGCGGTATTGGGAGGAGATGGAGATTTGGCAGAGGCATCGGCCACCGGAGGTTTACTATGTAGTGCCGGTGAAGTATTTGAGGTCGTGGGAGGCGTTTTTGCGGTGGTTGCGGGGTTTTGGTTCCATGACGCATTCTCCGGTGCATGTTCCTCGTGCGAAGTCTTTATCGGGGCGGGTTTTCTGTGGTGTATGCGGCAATGGGTATTTATTTCCTGGGCCACCAGGGCCGTGTCCTTGCGGCAGTTTGGTGTATCGGCAGTATGAGGTGTAGCGGTGTAGCCAGCCGAGTCGAGGGTGCCTGGGGGTTTTTGAGCAGCATTTTTTCCTCCTGGTGCAGAGTAGGCGAATCGGCGGTAACTTCTGTGAGGTAGGGTTTTGTTTCCTATGAGGTTCCCATCGCATACCGGCGGGAGATTGCGCCGTAGGCTGGCTATGGGGGGGGGTGCAGTCCATGAAGATGATGATGATGCGCATGGCGTTGGAATGCTCTGTTTGTGGTCGGTATTTGGATGCAGACGCTGCGAGTCTAACCCCTGGAGAGTTGAAGGCGTTGCTGGACAAGCCTTGCGATCCGCTGGTCTTTGACAAGGTATTTGGCACTGAGATAGCGGGTCGGTATCTTTTGTGTCCTCATCCGGATTGTCGGAAGAAGGCGTTCAGTCCTGAGAGTAAGCGTTGGCAGCGGAAGGTAGACAAATATTTGGCCAAGAGAGCGAAGGAGGAGGGGGGGGGTGATCGATGTGCGGAAAGGTGTGGGGAAGCGGTTTCTCAATGAGTATGAGGCCGCGAAGTACATGGGTTTGTCGGTATCCACTCTAAGAAACTGGCGCTGGAAGGGGAAGGGGCCGGTATACCACAAGCTCAGTAGGTCGATTCGTTATGATCTTGAGGAGTTGGACATTTGGCTGGAGAGCAAGCGCCAGGAGCCGATGCCGTCATTGGAGAGGAGGTGATTATGGATTTTGAAAAGCTACTTTGGGACGAACCTCCCCCCGATATGCCGGAGTGGGGGATGCGTTTAATCCAGTTGAATCAAGCGATTATGGAGCGCTACGGCGAGTATCTGGATAGGCAGGTAGCTTTCATGCAGCAGATGCATGATCGTCTTGAGGAGATGTTTGTGAAAATCGCCAAACACATAGAAACCATGGAGAGCCACCTGGAGGATGTGGACGAGGAGAGGAGGGCTG